ATGCTTGAGCAACCGCAGGTCAACGACAAACCGATGTGGCGCTGGATCGGCCTACGCATGAGCCTGCTGGCAATTGGCGCGGTGGTAGTGATCTCTGTGTGCATGTGGATCAACGTCACACTGTCGGATTGGTATTTTGTGCAGCATCTTCCGCCGGGGCCACGCGATGAGTTGCTGGCGCTGCGTGCCGAGCCAGGGCTCAATGAGGCACGCTTGCGTCAATTGGTTGCCCAGTACTATCCGCTGGCCTATTTCCAGCCGGCTATCGCCAATCGCGACTGGCTGATACTGATCGGCCTGGTGCTGGCCGCGATCCCCACCATCATAGCCTGCGGCCTGTGGTTTTCGCGGCCATTGTCCAGCCAGTTCTCTGCGATTGCCCAGGGAGCCCGGCGGGTCGCCGGCGGTGATTTCCTTACGCGCCTGCCTGTGCACCGCGATACCCCCGACGAGCTGCGACGACTGGTCAGCGACTTCAACAGCATGACCATGCGACTGGAGCGCTATGAACGCGATGTGCGTGAATCCAGCGCGGTCATTGCCCACGAATTGCGCACGCCATTGAACGCCGCCATGGGGCGCGTGCAGGGTATGCTCGATGAGGTGTTCCCCAGCGATGCCACGCAGTTGGGCATGGTCAAACGTCAGCTCGATCAACTCAGAAAACTGGTGGATGACCTGCATCTGTTATCGATGGCCCGTGCTGGCCGGATGGTGCTGGAGCGCAGCGAGTTTTCTCTGGGCGCTCTGGTGGCGGAGCGGTTGGCCTGGTTCCAGCCACAGTTGGATGAGGCTTGCGTGCGAACGCAGGTCAGTATTCCCGATGGGCTTCGAATGCACGCCGATCGTGATCGCCTGGGCCAGGTGATCAACATTCTGGTCGATAACTTGCTGCGCTATGCGGCTGGGGGAGGCGAGTTGAATATGACGGCGCGCAGGGTTAACGGTTCGGTGGTGATTGAAGTCGGTGACCGAGGGCCAGGTATCGAAGCCCAGCATCTGGACAGCGTGTTCGACCGCTTCTGGCGGGCAGAACGATCCAGGGCACGTTACTCAGGGGGGAGCGGGCTAGGCTTGTCCATCGCCCGTGCGATCTGCCAGGCCCATGGCGGTACCATTACTGCCCGCAATCTGGCCGAAGGCGGTACGCTGATCAGGACGGAGGTTCCTGTGTAGGCGTTTCTTCCTTGCCTTGCAACCGGCGCTCAAGGCGGTGAAGTCGTAATGATCGTAGAGCCGGAAAACTGCCAAGGCTAACAGGGCCTTGCGTGATCAGGGGTGAAGTAATTTCAACGAGAATATCTCGTTGCTGCCGACCGGCAGGAACATGCTATAGCTGGCGTCCCTGCCATTGGCGATGATGTCTCGGGAAGGTGTACTGGGCGGACACTTAGGTCGCGTCGCTTGCGGCTGGCTGTTTCGCTACAAGATCATTGGCAGCTTGGACATCCCAGCGCATGACCAAACGTCATTCGCCGGTGCTGTAGGTAGCCTGGTTGCTGACAAGGGAGAAATACGTGATCTCTCAGGTCCGATTTTCATGGACATGCTTCACATGCTGACATAGCTCGCGGGACCACTTTTGGCCGGAAGCAGTTCACCGCCTACGACGGCTTTGGGCCGGTTACAGCCCATAGCGACCGGCAGCTACTGGCCGATTCCAGCCCTTCGTGGGGGGTAGGTCTGGGACGAGAGCGTACACTTATAACTTTGGAGCAGGCGACCAAACTTCTGCTGCTCCGCTGTTCACTTTACCAGAGGAACGCCGATGCCAAACTCAGATCTGATCCCTTCCCTGCTCTCGAAGCTTTACGAAAACCAGCTGGCCCTTGAAGCGTCCATCATCGAGATATCGAATTGGGTTGAGCAGCGCGGCTCGGCCGACGTGGCTGAGAACGTTCGAGGTGCCCTAAATACCATCGACAAGAATGAAGAGTTCATCAAGCTGACCTTGGCGGTACTAATGGCACCCGAGTAATCACTACTTGCAAGCCACTGACCAGAGCTGGTCCAGCTTGGTGGTGTAGCTCTGGCTCATCATCTCCCGGCGCATCCCCCAGTCGGGGTTCGTCGGCACACTGGCCGAACGTAACGTTCCCCTTCCCCACCGGTCATTGATCTGGTCCAGCACCGTCATGACTCTTGTTGCCTCTGCTGGCTGCGATATCGCGAACAGATCGTCGGTGTACTCGCCTGGCTGGCAAAGGTTCAGCAGCATCACTTCGGCCTTGCTGTAGTTGAAGCCAGGCCGAAAAATGCGGTCGAGCGCATCGACGGCCGCCTTTGTTAGCAATCTCACGTCGTCTGTTGGATATGGCATATCCACCACCACCCCATTCGCATACTTCGCTTCCTCCGGGTTGAACATCCCGGTGCGGATGCAGACTCGGACCTTTTTGCATAGCGAGTTCTGAGCTCGAAGCTTTTCCGAGGCTCTCATCATGTAGGTGGCCACCGCCTCTTGGATGGGTGCCAACTCTGTCAGCCGCTTGCCGAACATCCGGCTGCAGCAAATTTCCTGCTTCGGAGGGTCTGGCTCGTCCAGTTCGAGGCACGATGTACCCGCAAGCTCCCGCGCCGTTTTCTCGATAACAACACTGAATTTCTTGCGGAGCGTCCACGGATCCGCCTTGGCCAAGTCCATAGCGGACTTGATGCCCAGAGCGTCGAGGTGGAGCTTCATTTTTCGGCCAACGCCCCACACCTCAGAAACATCGGTGTTGCGAAGAACCCAGTCTCGCTTGACCGGATCAGTGATGTTTACCACACCACCGGTCTGCGCTTGAAGGCGCTTCGCGGTGTGATTCGCGAGCTTGGCCAGGGTCTTCGTATTGGCTATGCCGACGCCTACAGGGATCCCCGTGCATCGAAGCACCTGGGCCCGGATCTGCCGCCCGAGTGCATCAAGCCCAACAATGCCTGTGAGATCGGCAAAGGCTTCGTCGATGCTGTAGATCTCGACAGCGGGCACCATGCTTTCGATCAGTGTCATAACTCGCTCACTCATGTCCCCATACAGGGCGTAATTTGAGGAAAACGGGACAATGCCGTGCTGCTTGAGCTTGTGCTTGATCTGGAAATACGGCTCGCCCATCTTGATGAAAGGCTTTGCATCGTAGCTGCGGGCGATCACACAGCCGTCGTTGTTGCTTAGGACTACGATCGGCGTCTTGGCCAGATCGGGGCGAAATACGCGCTCACAGCTGGCGTAAAAGCTATTGCAATCGATCAGTGCAAAAACTGGCGAGTTAGACATGACTGCGGACTGTACTTGTGATCACGCCCCAAATCGAAAGCTCGTCACCCTCTAGGACATAGCGCGCCGGGTACTTAGGGTTTTCGGATAACAGGATGACTTCCTTGCCGCGCTTGCAGAGGCGTTTGCACACGGGGTCGTTGTTCAGCAGCGCTACTACTATGTGCCCGTGGGCCGGCTCAATAGATCGGTCTACGACCGCCAGGTCACCTTCAAAAATACCCGCGCCCTGCATGCTCTCGCCAGTGATGGCTATCAGATAGACGTGCGGAGCCCTGATATTTAAGACCTCATCCAATGAGATGTGCTGCTCGATGTGATCGGCCGCCGGCGATGGAAAGCCGGCGGGTACCCGAAAAGAGCAAAAGGGCAGCTTCGTGCCACCCTCGGCAATAGGACCTAAAATTGAGAAGCTCATGATGCAGCCTTTTACACATACTGTACGAATGTACAGTTAATAACGCAGACGGCTTGCGGTCAATTTGGTGTAGGAGATATCTGACAAGCGGGCGCGTCAGTCCAATTCAACTGCGTACGCGGCGACGGCCTCTTCGGTCAGTTCGCGCCACTCGCCGCTGTCGATTGCGCCGCGCTCTTTCATGTCGTCAGCCAACGCCAGGCGCCTCTCGTAACGCTCCTCCGGTGTTGCTGAGTTGAAGTCCTGATCGTTGCGTAGGGAAAACCACGCCTCCATCGCGTTGATCTGATCGATGTTTATTGTCATGACGAATACCGGGGGCCAGTGTCTACAGTGTAGAGATTGGCCTGGCCCCGGCTGTTCATTGGGGCCGACGAGCGGAGACGACTATGTGTGGAAGGATTTCCCAATACAGCGGCATTCACGACTTCGTTGCAGCGCTGAGCATGCCCAATGCTCTGGCGAATTCCGTCGGTGAATTGCCGCTCGAGCGCTACAACGTCGCCCCGACAACCCAGGTCGCCCTGCTCCACCTGCAGGGTGAACTGCTGTACGCGGACATGGTGCGATGGGGATGGCGCCCGCACTGGGCCAAAGATCGCGCCGCGCCGATCAATGCTCGCGTCGAGAAGGTGGCCCACGGCCCGTTCTTCCGCGCGATCTGGCCACACCGGGCAATCACACCCGTCGATAACTGGTTTGAGTGGGTGGACGAAGGCGGGCCGAAGAAACAGCCCTACCTGATCCGCCGGCAGGATGGCGCGCCGGTGCTGTGCGCCGCCATTGGCCAACTACCCGACAGCGATAAAGGCCCGGGTGAGCATGACGGCTTCGTGATCATAACCGCAGACAGCGCCGGCGGCATGGTGGACATCCACGACCGGCGGCCCGTGGTGCTGACACCGGACCTGGCCCGGGAATGGTTGGACCCGGCCACGCCCAAGGAGCGTGCCGAACAGATGGTGCTGCACCAGGGAGAGCCCTACGAGGTTTTCGAGTGGTTCAAGGTCGACACGGCCGTGGGCAGCGTGAGGAATCAAGGTATAAATTTGATTGCAAAAAATGTTTGACATCAGCGATTTCACTTTCTTATAGTTTCAGAACTCCGTCTTGCACGGTAAATGGGGGCTTAGCTCAGTCGGTAGAGCGGCGGTTTTGAAATCCGCGCGTCGGGGGTTCGATTCCCTCAGTCCATTCAGAAGCCCTGGCTAAATGCCGGGGCTTCGCTTTTTCAAGTCAGAGGTTTGTGCTTACGGCGCGGGACCTATAGTCCTGACGTACGCCTGGCACGCCCGCAGCGCGATCACTGCGTTATCCCCATCGTCGGTGATGGCGATAATTCGTTGCGCATGCGCTGGGTCAAGTTGGGCTCGACGGGCTGCATGAACCACGCCGACGGCGCCGGGGGTGGTAGGCACGTCGCAGCCACTGGCTGAATCCGTGGCGGCGAGAAGGACTGACAACCGCACGTCAGCAGTAGAAAGGCGATCACGCAGCAGAGCCTGGTTGCGCTGGGCATCGGATAATTCCTTTGTGTGTTGTTGGTCCAGGGTGGCGAGCTGACGCTCGGTGGCCAAGCGTTTGTCTTGCTCGGCCTGCTGCTGACGCCAGGCCTCGCCGGTGATTGCGTCGAGGTCTTTCTGGTGCGCGTCACCTTGCTCGGTGAGCTGCTCGGCGAGTTGCTTGCCAAGTCGCCAATCCTGAACCTGCCAGGTGGCGACGGCTGTACCGGCCATCAGCACCAGGACCAGCAACACCAGGCCACCCAGCTTCTGCACCGGCGTCATGCCAGCACCTTCAGCGCCCTGTCGTACAGCGCCTGACGGTCGGCCTGGCCGGTGAGCCCGCCATTGATGCGCCGGGTGATCTTCGCGAAGTCCTTCTGGTCTGCCAGCGTGTTCAGCCCACGCGTGGACCAGAACCACGCCGCCGACATTGCTGCGTGCTGTGGCTGCTCGAGCAGTTCAGGTTGGTTGATCAGGTCGAGGCCCAGGGCTTCACCGCACCCAGCATAGTTCGCCCGGCCGGTGATCTGGATCAGGCCACGGCCACAGAACTTGGAGCCATCCCCCTTCACGGTGTTGCCCAGGTCAGCACGGCCTTCGTATCCGGACTGCTGCGCCGTCGGCCCCCAGATCTCGCGCACATAGCGTAACTGGCCAGACTCATGCCCGACCTGGGCGATGAACGCAGACACACGCAGAGTGCCGACAATGCCGTAACGTCCCATGGCCGTATTCAGCACAGGAACAAAAACGCCGGCTTGGCGGCCGGCGTTGGGGAGGATCTGCAGCAGCTGCTGCTCGGTGATCGGCATGCTTTTCTCCAGGCGAAAAAAAACCGCTCGAGGCGGCATCGTTTGAACGGTGAAGTGATTAGGCTTCGGCGCCCCCTACGGGCGGCTGAGCATCTTCCGTGGATTCGGGCACCTCAATAGGCGGCATCGGTACGACGGGCGCATCGGGCACCAGGATGTGTAGCGTGATCATGTGCTTTAGGTCATACGGTTTGTCGTCCTTGGTCACCACCACCGTCAGCACGCCTTCCTCGAACTGAATATCCACGTCTGCCCGACTGTCGACCTGGTTCACCGTGTAGCCCCATCCATCATCAATCGGTGGGAACGGCACCATGCCCAGGCATCCGGTGATCTGGTACACCCCGGCCGATATTCGCGAAGACGCGATAACACCCGCGCCTGCGGTCACAAAGTCATAGGTCGCACCAGTGGCGCCGAGTACGTTGATTGCTGCTCTTGCCATGATCAAATCGCCTTCAGGGTGCCGTCGGCGGCACGGGTGGTGTTAAGTGTTGTGTAGAGCTTTGCTACCTTCCACTGCCCGCCTTGTGAGGGGTTGGTGATGGACACATCGTAAATATCACCTTCGGTGGTGAACTGGAGCATGTGGCGCCATTCTGCATTCTGGCCCTGGATACCAATTGCCAGCCCGTACGGCGAAACAGCGCCCGGGGCATTTGATCCGTTAATGGGGAAATACTGCCCCATCTCAAAGGACCGGCCTGTCATATTATAAAGATTAGTGACAGTGGGCGCCGCGGCAGGAAGTCCCGAAAGACCACTCGTTCCTACGGCCATGACCTGGCCGGGTGCAGTCCCAATATTGGCATTAGCAGCCGATCCCAGTAGAGCGTTTCTCGCATACAACTCAGTGGTCATTGCATTGATTTTTACTGCGGTGCTGCGAGTTGTATCCCCGCCAGCACCCGTTGGTGCCGTGCCGATGTTAATTTCCTGTCTTGGCATAAATCTCTCCAGGCAATACAAACCGCTCAAGGCGGCATAGTTGTTTGGTGCGTAATTCCAATGCTTACCAACGTCTAAGCAATCGGCTTGGCAAACAATATAGGCAGAAAAAGCGCGTCAGTTCTGAAATCGCCAAGATTAGAAAGAGTAGCTAAAATTCTATTATTTGTATAATCACAACTGCAAGATAGCTTCGACCAAGAACTTTGGCCTGGAAGGTCCATCGCAATATTGTTGATCAGCATATAATCGCCAGAACTCAAGCTAGCAGGTGTCGAATACACATATATCCATATACCGGGTGACGGATTGGTAAGAGACAATAACGACCATGTTGTGGCAACTAATGTGAATTGAGCGCATGGCGTTCCGTTGTCAAATAAAAGCTTTGAGGCTCCATCCCATAGCCTTAGCCCATAGCTTGCTGTTTCTTTTGATTCATAGGCGGCCAAGAAGTATGTACCCGGCGCGTTTGCTGGGTTTGAATTAGAAAACCCTGTCCAGTTCCCCGGAGTCCCAATAAGCCTCACATACTGAAATGACGAGTTGTTGTCAGGCCTTACAAAAATAAGAGGCGGCTCTTGAGAGGTGATCGGGGCTGGGAAAAATGCACCTGCATTGTATCTAGCAGAGTACAAAATCACTAACCTCGAAAACTCTGAATCCAAGGTAACAACGTCAGAAACGTTGGAGAATTTTAAACCGTAGGTCATTACCTATACCTCATCACCAAAAGCCTTTGTGTTCCAACCCCGAAAGATATTGATGTAGGCATATTTCGATTTGTAAACCAAACCACAACTCCACCTTGCACAACCTGAGCATCGAACTGCGAGTTCCTGGCATCCTGACCACTGGGGTCGCCAGTGAAAGAAATATTAGGAACGCACACTGCTATATAGCTGGATGGATTTACCTCGGGTATTGATATTGTGACATTCCTTGTCACATTGGGCCGCTCAACATTTCTTGTTACAAGAGCTGAATAAACAACCCTTACAGTGAACGAGTTCTCATCAAGCTGCAAGGCTCCATTAGCCCCCCATATTCTAATCCCATTAGTCATTCGGTTAGATCTCCGATTTGAACCCGCTTAACTCCGTTTACATCCCAGAATCGCAGCGACCGGTTTGTTATGACGGAACGCCCCTGACCGGCGACGATGCCGTTAATTTCAAACGTACCATCGAAGTTCAGCCTCCAACCAATAAGGCCAGGGTCGTAGTTGTTGGACTGGATAAAGCTACCGATCTTGGCGTTTGTAATCGACGCATCTTGGATGAACGCCGATTTTATGAAGGTCTGCCCCCCCTGCACCGCGAACGGCACAGTTCCGGCCTGGCCAATGGCGAACCGGTCGGCGTCAATGATGAACTGCGACTGCAAGCCACCAGGGCCATTTTCCAGGCCCAGGCCGATCCCGGCATACTTGTAGAGGCCGGTCCCGGTGTCGTACTGCATGCGCACCGACCAGTTGGCCGTGACCTTCCCGTTGACCGTTTGAATTGCAGTGGCGTTGGTCTGGATGGCGAGCGTGTTTCCGCCCACCGTCGTCTGGACTGTATCGATGCGCTGCCCAAGCGCTTGGTCGGCGTTCGTCCTGGCCGTGATCTCGCCTTGCACTGCGGAAGCGTTGGACGACGTCTGAGCACTTACCGTGTCTATCCGTGTTGCGAGCGCTCCGTCGGCGCTCACCCTTGCAGTTTGTTCGGATAGTACGGCGGCCTCGTTTGCAGCTGCTCTAACCTCTACAGCATCCGTTCGCTGGCCCTGCACCAGGTCGCCCTCGATGAGAGCTGACTGGGTAGACCAGACGCCTACATAAGCCGCCTCCGACCCCATCAGCGCAGTGTCATCGCCCTGAAGCGGAGGGTTCACCTGCAGATAGATGCCGTCTACCCGCTGCGCTGTGGTGGTGACTTTACCGTCGAGCGTGGTCACCGAAGCCTTAAGCGTGCTCAGTCCTGTAGCCGTGGCTTGCACGCCAGTCACCGGATCATTCACCGTAGCTCGAACGGTGTTTAGTTGCTGAGCCTGGGCGCTGATGTCCTGTCCATGCTGGTTGATCGTCGCCGAGTTCTGCTGAACCTGTGTGACCAGCGCGTTAACCGTCTGAGTTACCGTGCCGATATCGGTCCAGTATGTCGCGTTTGGCGGCGGGTTGTTCGCCGGCACCGGGCCGTTTGCCTGGTACAGGTGCTGGCCCTGGCGCACGATATCGTTCAGCACATATGCCTTCGACGGAACGTACTCCAAGGCGTCGACAATTTGATCGATCAACCCCTCGAGCTCTTCCTTGGCGGCGTCGATGCGAACATTTACTGATCCGGGTCCACTGCCATCGATGAGATCGATCCGCGCATTCAGCGTCTGGCCCAAGTGCGTCTTGTCGATTTGCCCCTTGATCTGCTCAAGGATTGGCCCCGCATCCGAGCTGGATTGGCCCATCACGCCATTAACCACTGGAAAGAACGGCCCGATGTTGCCGGAACGGTCCACCAGGCGCGCCCAGAAGAACAGCGTGGCGCCCGCCTGCAGCTGTTGCATACGATAGCCGGCCTGCGGATAAGCCAGGTCGGCCAGCTTGCTTGCAGCTGGCAGGCTGTTTGCCGGTCCATACCACAGCTCGGTGCGCTGAGTGTCCTCTGCACCAGGTGGAAAACCCCACTTGATGCTGATGCCGAACAACTCGCTGGTGGTGGTCAGGAACGACACCGCCGGCGGCAAGCCTTCCTTACCTTTTAGGTTGGTCAGGTTGGAGCTTTTCCAGATCGAAGAAATCTCAAAGGCGCTCACCGAACGAACACGGGCCAAGTAGGCGCCCGAATAGATGCCGGTGACGTCCACGCTCGTCGAGCCGGTGCGCTGCACCTTGATCCAGTTGCCGCTATCCTTGCGCCACTCCACGTCATACGCGACCGCGCCTGCGACAGCGGGCCACGAAATGTTCATGGTGCTGATCGCGATACCCTGATTCACGGCGTAGCTCGACGTCAGCGTGACACTGGCCGGCGTCGGAACTACGGTGATAGGGATAACACTGATCGGCCTTTCTTCCAGGCGCGCGCCGGTGTCGATGTGTGCAAACTTGCTCGGGTCGTACTGCACGGCCGATATCTCGAACACGCCAGGCTCTGGCCGGGCTACGCTCACCACACGGTAAAGTGGGATGGCCAAGTCGTCGGCATCCAGCGCCCACACCAGTTCAGGTTCGGGCGTCACGGAATAAGCCACGGTCACCGTGACTTTCCGACCGCTCACCAGTTGCACGGTCCGCCCCTCACACTTGCCGTTTGGCAGGTTGAGGATGAGCCGGTCGCCGGGCTTGGCCTGGGTGTCGCGGTCCAGGGTAATGACCTTGCCATTCACCGCCGAGATACGCCCACCCACTGGCCGACCTGCCAGCAGCTCGTCAGCGATAGGGATCACGTACCCAGGCAGCGGGATTCGACCGTCGAGGCCTACCTTGAAGGTGACGGCCCGGTCCTTAGAGTTTGTGAGCAGCGCCCACTTACCCCGGCGCTGGGCCTCGGATTCGCGCGTGCAGCCAACCGCACTGATCTCCAGCGGGTTGTCGCCGTAGCGCCGCTGCAGCTTCTGGTCGGTCACAGCAGTGACGTCTGTGTCGTAGTTGTTCAGCGGGTTGTCGTAGCTAATCAACGCCCTGGTGTAGCGAGTGCGCTCCGACGCGCTGGAGTAAATGAACGGCTGTCGCCCCTCGGTGATGACATTCGCGCCGGTATAGGCGAAGTCAAAGTCAGTGGCACGCGGCATGTCCGCCAAGGTGAACACTTGGCCCTGAGCCCAGTAGGTCATGCCCCGGTAAATGGCGGAGATGTCACGCAGCAGAGACCAGGCATCGGCCTTACTCTGCAAGTTCAGATTGCAGATGAAGCGCGGCTCCATACCGCCCTTCCCGTCCGGCACCAACTGATCGCAGTACTGCGAGATCCGGTAAAGCTCCCACTTGTCGACCATCCAAGGCTTTATGCGGCGGCCAAGGCCAAAGCGGTCGTTGGTGGTAATTCCGAGCGTCGCCCAGGTCGGATTGTTGGTGTAGGCCTCCTTGAAGGTACCATCCCACACGCCGCTGTATGTGCGCGATGCGGGATCATAGTTGCTCGGTACTGACCATTTTCGAGCCTTGCAGCCCACTGTTACCGTCGGAATACTGCGAAATTGTTCAGCAGAAAACTCGATGTAGAGTATTGCGGTGTTCGGGTAACGGATCTTCGCGTCGATCACCTCGGTGAAGCCGGCGATCTGCATGATGTCGGAGAATTTGGCCGGGCTGTTTTTGTTGACAGTCAGTCGCGTGATTCGCATCAGCCAGCCCGTGTTCGCTTTGGGCAGATCAACACGGCGAGTGCGCTCGTATAGGCTGGTAGTTTTGCCGTCGACAGCCTCGCTCAATACCTGCTGGTAGGCACCACCATCAGTGGCCAACTCAACTTTATACTCAATGCGGTACCCGTTGATGTTGTTGCTGGCATCGACCGACTGGAGTGCCGGCCACGCAAAGCGAACACGCACGGCGGAAAGCTGGGTGTTACTGATGGACTTGACCCACGGAGTACCGCTGCGCAGCTCGGTGCCGATTGTGGTCTCGTTCTCGATTGAGGGGATGCCCTGGATATAAGTCTGGTCGACCGCACCAGTGCGCCACTCCCACTTCACGTTCGGGAAGTTCATGTTGCCTTGTGGATCTTGCAACGGGGTGTTGTCGAGGTAAATGTCCTTGGCGGTCGGCGTACCTTCGAACTCACCCTCCCCTATAGCGATCAACATTTTGGCGATGGCAACGGAGCGCAGGCTATCCGGGGCCTCAGTTGGCGTTTTGGGCTTCTCTTCGCCGCCCTTGGCGCCGTGGATACCAATCTTGAGTGCTGCGCCCATGCTTTTCTCCAGGCAATAAAAAACCGCCTCATGGGCGGCTGCGGTGCTTCAGGTATTGGCTACATCTGGTCTTCGGCGTAGATGGCGGCACTGATAATTGCCCCACCCCAGCGGCGCTCGCCAATGCAGAGCGGTACCGGGTTACCAGATGCCGTGGTGTTCTTGGCGCTGCCGAAGGCATAGCCGGGGGTGTTCTCTGGCGAGGCGCTGGTTTTGAGCCCGCCAGCTTGTGGACTGAGCATTTGGATCACGCCGCCAGCGACCAATCCGATGCCTGCTCCAATTAACGGGGTGCCGAACGGAGTTGCCGAGAAAATAACGCCCACAACAATCAGGATCGCGCCGACGATGGTCTGAAGGACCCCGCCGCGCTTGCTCCCCACCACTACAGGAGCAATCCGAATGTCGCCGGCGCCGCTGTAGCTCAACTCTTTCTCGCCGATGTTGCGCTTATCTCGAAAGACTGCGAACTCCAGACCTCGCGATTTGGCGTTCGACAGGAAGCGCTCAAATCCGGGAATCTGGATGCACAGAGCCTTAATCGCCTCGGCAGGCGATTTAACCGCAAGCATGAATGACTTCCCGAACTGACGTAGCTGCCCGTGCAGGCGAATGGTTGTCATTGGTTGGTAGTTGATCGCTGACGCCTGCATCTTTTTCTCCGTGCAATAAAAAACCGCCCGTAGGCGGCTTTATGATTTTCGTTTTTCAGTTGTAGTCGACATATGGGCCGATGTAGAAGCCGCCTATATCACCGCTGATCCTGTACAGACTTTCCTTCCCGGGATGCACGGTCGCCGCAATCGTACGGATCGCCGCTCCAGCACATAGGCCAGACCCTGCCAGGCCGGCGCCGAGATTTGGCGATCCCGGCGGAAGGTAAAAGGTAGCGCGCTGACCAGTACCAATTTTCGCGGCCTTGCGCCCATCTACATAGACGACGATATCGCAGCCCGAACCGACGGCGCCGGAGTCGCGCACAACCGTAATTTTCCCACTTTCGCCAGATGGCTTGGACTGGAAGGCATAAACCTCATCCGCCGGCACCGGCTTTGCGTCGCGCACTGAAATTGCCGTGGAGGCGCATCCCGCCAGCATCGCCACCGCTACCGCCGCTATCAAAATCCGCATGCTTGCTCCTAAAAAATTGAACCGCCGAAAGTGAAGAACTTGAACGAGATTTTATCGTCATCCACATCTCTCATTTCATAGCGAATTCTGTCGAGCCCATTATCTACTCGAAAGGCTTCAAGGTGCATGAATTGGGTCAGGCCACCACCGAATCCGTTCACCTCAAGAGCGCTGACATCATGAAAAACTAGCGACACCGCATCCGAACCTGACTCATCGGCAGACAGCACCAACTCCAAATCGTATTTGAAGTCGTTGAATTTGATGTCGATTGACATAACACAGTCCTGCTCTCGCAGCAGATCGTTCAAGCGATCAAGCCTATCCATGTGTCAGCCCGCCCGGGATAAATTTCGGCGTCACATACATATCGTTCGCTCTTTGGTTTGGCGGGGCTGTAGCACTGAGGAACAGCTGCAAAAAGCCCAGCCCAGCGCGGCGCTGGGCATCAATGGCTTCTATTGCCGCGGAGTCACGCGAATCTCAGTAATATCGCACCCGGGACTCTGATTAGCTGCCTGAATGTGAGCCAAACTATTAGCCTCTGACTGGGATGATGCTTTGACCTCAAATCCCCTACTGCCGGTGGCTCCATCGGAGCGCCTCTTCCAGCTGTAACGCACACCGTAATAATTCATTCTGTCACTCCTTGGCTGTTCACGCGTTAAAGACCCCTACTCCGACCGCAACACCTGCAGCGGATGGCAGAACATCATACTGAGTCCTGGCCGGGCATCCAGCGTGGATGGAATGCCAGTGAAAGCGACCGACGGGTCTGAACCGGCAAGCGATGCGCTTAAAAAGTTATTTCTTGAAAAGGTGCATCCACTTTGATCGTTGGCTCGTAGATTCAATACCCTCACTCGGAGGGCATTAGAGCCAAGGAGATACATCATGCACGCCTTTTACAAAAAAATTGCTGCTGCAGCCTGCTTCGCGATTCTCTCCGTTACTGCGACTCTTAGCATTGCTGCCGACACTGTAATGGTCGGAGGCGCAGCGATGTACCCAAGCAAAACCATCGTGGAGAACGCAGTCAATTCAAAAGACCACACGACACTCGTAGCGGCAGTCAAAGCTGCCGGCCTGGTTGACACACTCAACAGCAAAGGTCCTTTCACCGTATTCGCTCCTACAAACGAAGCCTTTGCTAAGCTGCCAGCAGGCACCGTTGATACTCTGGTCAAGCCTGAGCACAAAGCCGACCTGACTAAAATTCTGACCTACCATGTAGTTGCTGGCACTCATACATCAGCACAGCTGATGGCCGACGCCAAGAAGAATGGCGGAACCGTTGTATTGAAAACAGTTCAGGGTGAGTCTCTGAATATCAAGCTGCACGACGGCAAGCTTTGGGTGGTAGATGCCCAAGGCGGTAAGGCTAGCATCAGCATCGCAGACGTTATGCAGTCCAACGGCGTGATCCACGTTGTCGACTCGGTCTTGATGCCTTAAACGCTATTTACTCCCGGCAGACGCAGAGTTTGCCGGGTATTGGGGCCTGCACAGACATCCCAGTTACTCCGATCTCAAGGTCCAGAAATATCGTAGGCACTGCTTTACACGAATCCAAAACCAGCTGTACGAATCCCCAGTAACGCCCGCTCCGCAATCAGCAGTAGCTTTTGGCCTTCACCTAACCAAGGAATGGACATGTCGATCAGAAGTCTCTCAAGGAACCTGCCCCCCGATCCAGACAACAAGGGCTGGGTATTGGGCTGGGCTGTTTTAAAGGACCGACCTTCCCCTTGGCATCTCGTCGATGTCTACCACAGCAAAGTCGTAGCCGAGGCTGAGGCCGCAAGATTGAATGATGGATACATTGTCGAGTATGGGTCCCACAAGCTTGGCTCAGATGATTTTATAGGGGGTCTTACTCCGCCTAAGTGAGCTCAGAGCCGTAGCGCGCTTGAAAACTAATCCGGCCCGGCCCTGCTGATACAAGCGCCGCATGAAGCCCTGACTTGCCATGGTAGCTGCGGCTGTAGCCACCTTCGCTCTGGCACTTGCCGGTGAATTTCACACGATCAACTTCGACTCCATCATCCAGAATGGCGACCACGGCGTCAGCGCCGCAAATGCCGCCTTCGGTGACGGTGAAAAGGTCGTGAATGGACAACCTGTAGCGCTGCGAGGCTTGCATGATCTTCTCCTACGGCCCTGCCGCTTCATGTTGGTTGTTTTGCGTCTTTGTGCCTGAGGATCAGGCGTGTCCGGTCATGCCAGGGCCCGCCGTAGACGATGATCTCGGACGGCCTGCCATACAGGTGGTGCAGCAGGAAAGGTCCCGGGCCGAAAACATCTGAATCCTCACCAGGCAATGACGAATTGGTGCCGAGGTAAATACCTGCGTGGTTCGGGTGAACTGTCCGGCCAGCCTGCATAACGATCATGTCACCGCGCTGCGGCTGGTCGACGCGTACAAAACCGGCCGCCTCGTAGCGATGCTCGTACAGGCTCTCGTTCTCCGCGCTCTCCCACCAGCCGTCGGTGCGCTGGAAAGTTTCGAATTCAAGGCCCCACTCACGTTGATACCAGTCAGCGCAGACCTGCCAGCAGTCCCATGCACCGTGTACAAACGGGCGCTTGAGCATCGGCGTGCTGCCCGTGGGCGTGATCGTGCGCATGTCGCCCTCGGGCCAGGACAAAATGTGCCAGGGCAAAACCGTGGCTTCGCACATGGCCAGGTCGTGCGGTGACGGCCTGCTGGTGGCGTCCGGGTGCGAGTGAACGATGCCGATCACCTCGCCCAAGTCTTCCGCCGCAGCGTAGTCCTCCGGATCAAGCCGAAACTCTTCGTTCGGCTCCGTGGCGATGTTCCGGCACGGAACGTATTTCTGCGCTCGGCCCACGGACAGCAGCAGGCCGCAGCACTCGCGCGGATACTCAGATGCCGCGTGCGCCTGGATAGCCGCAATGATGTGCTTGCGCATGGTCAGCTCCGGGCAATGAGAGAGACGGCAGGGAATCCACCGAAGGAAAGTTCGTTGTTCTCGCCGAAGCGCAACTTGCAGGACGACAGGCAGCCCTTGCACTGGTCCAGGGCAGAGTCATCCGTGGGGTTATCCTCGTCGTCGAACATGGCCGCGCCGGTGTAGCCGCAGTCAGGCCCCCGGTAGCCGTTGGTCATGGCCCAGTGGCAGAACGTCGTCATTTGGCGCCCGGGTAGCCCGTGGTTATCGATCTCGCCCGGGGACGACAGATCCCAGACCACCGCTTCCCCGTCCTCGCTGGTTTTCTGGTCGATGTACCAGATCTCCAACCCTTCCTGAGTCGGATCGGCCGTTGGGTTGCCCTCAGGAAAGTTGGCCGCATCCAGGTACTGGGCCAGGGTCTCGCGAACAGTCAGCTTGAATTTCAGCAGGTCCTCGAAGGCCAGGCACAACGCAGTGACGCGCCCGTTGATGTTGCCGGCGGCGAACGTCGGCCTGGTGGCCGTGCCGTCGCTATTGGACCCGATACCCTCAATCTGCACCGGCCACGCCGCGTATTCAGCGCCCTGCCACCAAATTGACTTGGCCGGCAGATCCTCCTCCGAGTGCTCGTAGGCCAACAGTTCCTCGGGCGTGTGCGGGATGGCGTGACCGTGGAAGCGCAGGTAATCCGCGCCGTATTCAGTCCCGTCAATTTCGAACAGGCGAATTTCGGCGCCGGGCTCCAGTTTCTGGATGTCCGTGATTAGTGCCATGGGTGTTTATCTCAGGGGTGAAAGGTTTGTTCGAAGGTCGCGGTAATGGCGTAGACCTGGCCGCCGCGGTGCACGGGCTTGTAGCCGTTGCACTTGTAGAGACCAAGCTCGCCAAGGGGCGGCGTCCAGAGAAAGCCTCTTGCCCCTTTGTGCCGGTCGAGGAACTTCCTGATTTCCAGGACACTGGATGCCATACCGGTGAAGGTCACCGGCCAAGATTCCGACAGGTTGTTGATCCCGTCCTCGACAGACTGGGCGTACCCATCGCCAAACTGCTTGGTCCGGACGCGCTGAGTAATTTCACCCTCCGCGCCCTTCTCTGTTGCCCAAGTAAATCGCTCAATCGCCATGAATCATCCCTTCACGTTGCGGCGGCTTACACCACCCTGTCGCCAAGACTTGGCAATTTCTTCGACTGCAACCTGCCGGGTGCGAGTCTCCATGTTGCGCTGGAAGGTCTCGGCGTCGAACTCAGCACCATCAGGCCGACCGGCTTCCTGATCGCCCAGGATGATCGGCATGCTGAGACTCAGATTTACACCACCGCCTCCGGCGCCCATGGCAACAACGCCTAGCTTCCCGCTGGAAGTCCTGGCCAGCGGCATAATGGCCTCTTCCCCCGCCTCTCCCATGACCCCGGTCTTGCCGTTGGCCATTCCAAATGCGGCGGGCTTGCTGACGATGGAATTAGTGAAAGCGCCGCCGTCGGCGAACATCTGCACACCGCCCGACCAGGCGCCACCCTTGGCCTGCGGAAAGTACGAGCCGGAATAGCCGCCTGCAGATGCACCAAGATTCGACGACGCGGCACCGGCAGATCCGGCCGCCAAGCCGTTGCCACGGGCGGCGCTACCACCGAAGTAGCTTGCCGCTGCGCCCACCAGACTTCCCAGCAATGCCGAACTGGCTTGGCGTGTGGCAATGCGTGCCATGTCCGCCAGGATCGACTTGGTAAAGTCAGCGAACGACGCTTTGCCTGATAAGGCGAAGTTAACCAGCGAGTCTTCCATTGAGCTGAAAGCGTTGCCGAATAGGCTTTTCGTCTGGCCGGCTATGTTGCGCGCCGAATCCAAATAGTTGTCCCAAGCCGCTGTCGCGCCTTTGGTCCAATCTCCCTGGGCGTTCTCCACATCCGCGTAGTTCTGCCGGATCTGGTCAGTGGCGGCCTTGTTCGCGTCGGCGAGCGCCTGCGACTTACGCTTGAACTCTTCCTCCGACATATTCCGCGATGGGTCGGACTTCTGGTTGGCCAGCTCCAGCGACTGCTGAGCAAACCGGTCTTGCTGGCTGTTCAGCTCTCCGCTGAGTGCGTTCTGGCGGTCACCCTGACCCACGCCGAGAACCGCGCGCTGGCCGGCGAGCTTCAGAGCTCGCTGTTGCTGCCCCAGAGCCTGCACGTAGGTGCTGATCGCGCGCTCTTGCTTGGCCAGGCGCCCGGTCTCGTTGGTCGCTAGGACTTCAAGCTGGCTGTCAGCGTCTTTCTGCGCTTTGACCATCCCCGCGCGCGCGTCAGCGATCTTCTGGTCCAGCTGGATGCTTTGCGCGGCCGATGTGGTCTTCTTGCCCTTGGCAGCCTCCAGCGCCAAAATCTCGGCCTCGTAGGCTGCCGTTACCTGGTCGCGTTCGTTGCCGATGAGAGCTTGGCGCCGTAGCAGGTAATCGGCCTCGGAAAGCAGGCCGGCCTTTTGTGCCGCGTCCAGTTCCTTCTGATAGTTTTTGTAGGTGTCGGTGATCGCCGCCAGGTCGTTCTTGGCGTTGTTGAAACTGGTTAAGTCGACCTGGGAACCGGCGGCCTTCTGGTCTTTGAACTTGTCGTTGATATTGGCGATGTTTTTGTCGACCGTTGCCTGAGCCAGGCGAGGATCGTTCGGCGCTACCTTGCGGATATCGTCGAGTTGTTTCTTGTAGTCCTTGAGGGCGTCGGCGCGTTTCTGCTCATTCGTCCATGACGATTTAGTCAAAGCATCGATTTTAGCCATCGACGACACGGCTTCGCCTTGGGCCTTGGCCTGGTCACCCTCCCACTTGGCGATATCGGCTTGGGCCGCCTTCTCATCTTCCAGCATGTTTAGGCGGTCTTGCCGAAACTCAATCAGCGCGTCTTTGGACTTTTTGTTTTGGAACAACCCGTCCATGTTTTGCGCTTCAAGCAGGTCCGCCTTCGCGCTTTCAATATCCGCGTTGATGTCGCGACGACCAATATTCTTGATCCCGTCGGCGGCGCGCGCCACGGCGTTGTAAGCCTTTTCCCAAAGACTGAGGTTTGCCAGAATCTTCGGAGTGCGCTCATTGATCGCATCAGCGTAGGCATCGGTCGCGAGCTTTACGGCGCCGGCGTGATCGCCTTGCTTCTCAAGGGCCACGATTTGCGAGTAAACCGAGGCAGTCAGGTAGTGATACTGCTCGTTTAGCGCAGCGGACGCCTTGACGGGGTCGTCTGCCAGCTTGGAGAACTCCCCGACTGTCTCACTCACAGCTTTGCCAGTCGCTTCCTGCATCGACACGGCGGCCTGAGTGATCTCGGTAAAGCTCGCACCTGCGATCTTCCCGTTGTCAGCCAGCAGAGCCAGGACAGAGGCTGCTTGCCCCGTAGAGCCGACAGTAGCGCTGACCTGGCGCGCCATATCGCCGAGCTGTCCGGCACTGACGCCTGCGTAGTTGCCGGTGAGGATCAGCGACTTGTTGTATTTGTCGGTTTCGGCCCTGCCCTGAACAAATCCATAAGCGAGTGCGCCGACCGCTGCTACAGCAAGCCCAATAGGCGCGGCCATGGCTGCGATGCGAACGGCCGAGGCGCCGGCATTGGTCCCGAGTTCCAGAACGTTATGTGCCGCTACACGAATGTTTCCTTCAGCCAGAGCATTGCCGAGCTGAACCACGTTCTGCCTGGCGGACTTGGTGTTCAGTCCAAGGCCCGCAAACGCCGAACTCGTCTTGTCGATCTCGGCATACTTGCCATCGATCTTCTTTAGGGCCTGGTTGTATTGCTCTTGGTTGATACGTCCGGCATCCAGATGTTTGCCCAGTTGCTCTACCTGGGTATCCAGCTTGGCCAGGGCCGCGCGAGCCGGGTCGATGGCACCCAACAGACTGTTCAAGGCCTTCTGTTCATCCATGGCCGACTTGGCCAATGCAACTTGCTGCTTGTCGAGCTGCGCGGAGATCTTCGCCGCCTCGGCCTCGCCATAGGCGCCGGTCTTGGTCAGCTTGGAGAGCGCGTCACGCTGCTTTGCCAGGTCCTGCGTGGTTTTGGCGTTGGTAGAAAGCGACTTCTCCAGTGCCTGCATTTCGTTCATCAGCGAAACGGCGGACTGCTCGGCCCGGCCGCCAGCCTTCGCCATTTCATCCAGGCTCGTTTTTGCCTGGATTGCATCGGCCGAGTCGATCTTGACGCCGAGTTCTGCAATGTTCATCGACTCACCTTGAATAAGTGCCCGTGGTTACGGGCTGTTTTCCCTTTCCTCCGCCATAACGCGCAGGGCTTCGCCTTCCAGCACCTGAAGGTCAGGGAAGATTTCAGCGAGTTTCTTTTTCTTGATGCCGAGGAAGCCGGCCACGTCGCGAATGCTGCTGTAGTCGAGGCCGATCGCGCCGCCCGTTCCTGCTCGCCACTGAGTAGACATGCGGTTGAATAAGAAGAAGGCCGGCCAAAGGCACGGCCAAACCTCAAACTCCTCTTCCATGTCTTCGACATCCCAGCCAAAGGCGGCAAGCTGCTCCGCATCAGGAGGAGGCTCATACAGGGCTCGGGCGGCGCGGATCAGTTTCCCGTGCGAGCCTTAGCGAAAGCTGATTGGTACGCGTCGACGACAGCCTCTGTCGTTCCGTGACAGGAGGTCACAAGCGCCTTGATGCTTTCGTCATCAAACTTGTCGTCAAACTCCCAGCCGACGACCAGATCCTTAATCTGCTGCATCTGATTTTCGGTATCGGCGGCAACAATTTCCGACACCTTTGGATTTTCACCAAACCGCTCAGCACCATCACTGCGCCGCTGATTCCATTCATCGAACAACGCAGCCAACTCGATTCGGTTTCGATACTTGAAGGTGAATTGAACCTTCACCGGATCCTGGCCAACTACCGGAATCATCACCGCCCCGAGAAACGTTGGCGATTGGGCAATCTTGAATTTCGCCATGATTAAGCCCCGCCGTCAGCAACAACTGGTGCACGATACGCGGTGATCTCTGCGTTGATGGTGAAGCCAAACGCGACGGCGGCACCCTCGTTGCGCACCAGGGTCGGGCTTTTGTTGAAGGACGCGTAACCGGCGTAGTAGATCGTTTTCCCGTTCGGCAGCGACATACGCAGGATCCGCACTTCCTTCTCGCGGTCGGCCTTATCCAACTCTTCGTACCAGGCCAGGCTGTCGTCGTCAGCGAGCTGGAACGAGAAAGCCTGGGCGTTCTTGGTGGTTGGAATCTGCTTGTCGCGGCGCGCTTCGAGCGGCGCGTACGTCCAGTACTGCTGCTCACCGCCGGACATCGAGTTGCCGATCACTTGGTTAACGGCGACCCAGCCGGTGACCTTTTTGGCCGTACCTGCACTGATGCCGTCTGGAAAGAACGAGGTATTCGAGGTGTCGATACCTTCCAGGGTGAAAGCGCCGGCAGCAGCAGCGGCAACACGCACGGCACGCTCGTTGATATCTTCCCAGCCGGATGTGACGAGCAAGATATCGCCATTGGCAAAACCGTTGGCAAGCGCGGTGGCGACGCCTGGGTTTGCATTCGTGATGCTGGTGATCTCCTTCGCAGCGGCAAAGCCGGTAGAGATCGCCAGTGTTGCCCCGTTGGGGAAGTAAACAGACATGGGTTTTCCTCTTTGCAGAAATGACAAAACCCGCTCAATGGCGGGTTCAGGATTTGCCCAACGGGCGGGTTATGGCGTGGTGTCGGAGCGGTATGAGAACGACAGCGGGACGGTGTAGGTTGAGTCGCCAGTAATGCCAGGTCCAACATCTACTGGCGTCATGGGCGTGACAACGAAACCGTTTTTGGTGTCCCGTACATATAGCGGAAACAGTGCGGTCAACTCTGCCGAAATTGGGTTCGTCTTGGTTTTGCCGCTGCCCGCCGGCGCGATGATGCTCACTTGAAACACACCGGTGAAAAGCCGGTGATCGCCACCGAGCGTGTTGCTCGCGGTGTCGCCCGGGATAGTGAAGGCTCGCAGATAGGTCTCGCCCGCCGCCGGCGTGTAGGCCGTGTTCTCGAACACGATCTTCAGCTTCTCCGGCCTGGCAGCGTTCCAGGCGATTAGCTTGGCCTCGTAGATCGAAGCGATAATTGCGTGACTCATACCTGGTTGTTCCTGATGGCCTCCAGCACTATCTGCTGAAAGCGAGCCACGGTGACCCGAACCATGCCGCCGGGGGCCTGGGTGGAATGGCCGAACTCTAGCGGGATCGCATAGGGCAAGTTGTTGATGATGTAGGCCATCTGGCCGGCGGTGAAGTCGCTCATCGCTGCGACCAGCGCCGCTGTAGTTTCGGCGCCGCTCGGGTCTACCTCGTCAAAGGTGACGTTCTCGACCACGCCCAGAGAGATGTGCCAGTTCGCACGAAACCGGCCGCCGACGTAGCCCTCAGGCGCCTTGATATCCATGCCGTCGTTGAGCTTGCGTCCCTTCTTCAGTCTGCCGCCCTTCGTCAGGTTGGCCGGATCACTGCGCAGCGCGCTGTTGTGATCGTCGACAGCCTTGTTGTACTGGGTGGCCACTGCGTTCTGCGCCCAGATCTCCGGATTACCCACGGGAGACATCCGAATCAGGCTGCTGCCGACCTCGATGATGATCTCGCGCACACTGGCGTCGATGGCTTCGCCGGTCTGGGCGGCGAACTCGGCCAGGCTCAGGGCGAAACTGCCGGACTGCCCGGAACTGGCCCGGCTCACGACCGCACCTGCAACTCATACAGGATCGGGGTACCGGCAGGGTTCACATCTTTCAGCGGCGGCACGATAGACCAGGTGCGGCCCTGGGCGACCACCTTATCGAGCAGACCCGGAACCCAGGCCAAACCCTGAGCAGCGATCTTGAGCTTCTTGTCGCCCTGCCGGATGAGGCTGTTGTTCTGGAATTCTAGGCCGGTGAAGTCGAGCAGGATGCCCTGGGCGATTTGCTCGACGGTTGCGCCTGGAGCTTCGCCGCCGATATCCGGGTCGTACTCGCCCGGCTCAGTCCTGCTGATGGTCACAGACTGGCCGAACTCTGTGATCATCTCCAGAGCCATCACGGCCATTTCGTCGTAGAAGGTGGCCATAGTGGTCTCCGCTTAAGCTATGCGCGGATTGCGAACAGTCCGCGCTTTTGTAGGTAGTCGGCAAACTGCGTTGCGCTCGGCCGATCTGGAGCCGCCGGCAACAGCCGGTTGCTGGTGGACGGGATAGCCGCATATTGCCGCGTCACCGCGCCCTCAACACGATCCAGCAGCACAGCGCCCTTGCGCTTCTCCACCGGGTCGATGTCGTCCTGATGGATCTCGGCGGCTAGGGCCATCTGCCCGTACTGGATGCGCGCTGGCAGGTAGTTGTTCGGCTTGATCTCGTGATCCAGCAGTACTTCCCGGCGCGGCCAGGATAGTGCCTGATCGCTGTTCGTCTTGCGCCCCTTCCAGGTCATGCCATCCATTGCCAAGGTGGCCCGGCGCAGCAGCGCTTCCTGCTCCGGAACGCCTACAGGGATGACCGTGCCGAATTTCACGGCATACATGGCCAAGTCCTCGGCGCTCGCGTAGCTTTCGGCGTCAGGCTTGCCGGTGCCGTCCTCGATGATGAGTGTCATGCGTCAACTCGCTGGGATGGTTTGAAGACTGGCCGCCGGATCATCGACAGCCAGCATTATCACGCCTTGGGCAGATCAGCGACGATCTTTTCCAAGGATTCTTTCGAGGCGTTGGCCCGGTATGGCACCTTCGCTTCATCGAGCTTTGCTTTCAGTGCCTCAATTTCACCAGTCTCATCAGCAGGCGGCGCGATTGCGCCCTTCTTTAGCGCTTCGATCTCTCCCCGCAGCGCGGCGACCGTCTGGACCAGCCCATCGCGCTCGGTGGTCAACGCGCCAACCGAGTTATGGATGGTGCCCAGCACTTCAAACAAGCGCAACGCCAGGTCGCCGGACTCTGGACGATGGACTTCGCCAGCTTCCAGGCCGTCAACAAAGATCTGGATCGATCCATGCTCAGCACGCAAAGCCGCGACCACCTTTTCCAGTTCGGCTTCGTTGCCCGCACCAACAATCTGCGCCCACTTGGCTTCCTTCACCGACACATCGATGCCGGCTGCTTCGTACGCATTGACCACACTCGGCCAATCGCCAATCACCAGCACGCTGGTCACACCCGCTTCGGGCTTATCGAAGTGCTCCGGATTGCGGTAACGCTTCTCCGGGTCGAAGCCGTCGAGCTGGTTGCTATAAGTCAGTTCCATGTGTTTCTCCAAGGCGGCCATCGCTGACCGCGCGCTGAGTTTGAGGCTTAACCGCCAGTAACAGGAGGCGTTGCAGTGAGCGTGATCATCACGCCGGCGGTGACCTTGTTGCTGCCCGCGTGCTTGACCCAGTTGGCAGCGGAGCCAACGGCAGCCAGAGTCGGGTTGGAACCGCCAGTGGTGGCTTTCCAGCTGTAACCCAGCACATCGATATTGACGGTGCCTTCAGCGCGGTAGCCGATGCTCAGGTTCTCTTCGTCGTTCACTTCGTAGGAACGGAAGCCCGGTGCCTGCGACTCGGTGATGGTTACTGCGTTTGGCAGCAGACCGAAGATCACATCCGCCGGCGCGGTATCGGTCACCAGTACCGGCTTGCCCAACGTGCCCGGCAGGCCGCCGTAGATCACGACACCAGCTTCTTCGTAGATCTTGTTGGTGATGGCTTCGTCGACGATGTCGAAGTAGGCGCTGGAGTGCATGACCCACAACGCAATACGGCCGAACTTGTCGCCGAACTTTCGCATGCCACGGGTCAGCGTCTTCTTACCGTCGGTTTCGATGTTGGCCGAAACCACCATGTCAGCATTGGAGCCGATGGCGGCACGCAGGCCAGCAGTTGCGTACTGGATGAAGCCTTCCAGGGTCGCGTCAGCAACGTCGGCGCCGACGATCTGGGAGAACTCCTCGACCGGACGACCACGGCGCTTGAACGCCTCTTCGGTGGTCTGGTACGGGCCGTACTTCCAGGGAGCTTTGACGCCAACAGCTTCGCCGGCGCTGATCTTCTTGGCAGTTACCTTGCCGTCAGAGTTGACGTCGCGGTGCTCCAGAGAGCCGTTCAGCTTGTAGAGAGCGCGCTTGCGGAAGTCGCCTTCGATCAGTTCATTGTCCAGCACTATCGCGCCGTTGGACGATGCGTTGAACACATCCAGGTTGTCCTGGACACGCTCCAGGTATGCGGTTTGCGCCTCATCGTTGTAGATGATCAGGTCGCTGTTAACGGTTGTAGCCATGGGTCAATCCCCTTACTTGGGCAATGCGAGATATGCGGTTTGGCCGTGCTTGCGCTGAAAGTCGCGCTTCTGCTCGGAGGTCATTTCGGAGCGCTTGAATGCAGCCTTGCCGCCACCCCCGCCCGGGGCAAATGTCCCTGAAGCCCTTGGCCACAGATGAGGTGCGCTCTCGCGCAGAGATTCCGCCCATTCGAGCGGAGTCAGAGGGGTCTTGCCGTCTTTACCGAGGATGACCTGGCCGGATTCATCAACGGCGACTGCATCGCCATCTTCGTTAAGGGTGAACACGCCTTTGGCGCGCAGGATGATGTCGTCGGTTGCTTCAGGTAGAGCGCCAGCTTTCAGTGCTGCTCCGCGCACGGAGTCGCCCAGGACTTTGCCCTGGAACTTGGCCGCGAAGGACTCAGCCTTCTCGGCGCGCTCGCTGATGGTCTTCAACTGTTTGTCGTAGTCACCACGCAGACGCTCAGTGCGGCGGTTGAAGACCTCATCAACCTTCCCCTCGGTCAGCAGCTTGGTTTCTTCGTCCTGGCCGGCGCGACTGAGCAGCCCTTTCACGGCGTCGATGTCGATGCCTTCAAACTGTGTTTCGAACTGGGTCAGCTTGCCGGAGGTTTCCTTCAGCTTGCCCAGCAGCTCCGAGTTCTTGGTTTTCAAACCAGAAACGGATGCTTCAACGGCAGTCGCGATAGCGGCCTTGATTGCCGGATTTTCCAGGTCGATTTCGTTTTCTTCTGCCACGTTAATGCACCCCTTGGGTATGTTTAGCCCGCTTTGCAGGCATAAAAAAACCCGAAAAATCGGGTTAGAAATTCTTACTACTCATCTTGAATATCTGGTAAAAACGCCAGCCAACCAAAAGGAACTTGATAATGACTACGCCCACAACTCCAAATACGCCATCGACGCCAAACCATGCATCATCGAATAACCTGCAAAGCGGTAGCACCAACGTAGTTCCACCTGGAGGCGGACTACCGCCAAGCAACCATCATCACTCGCCTGCTCCCCCCCCTCCTCCTAACCCTGAACGAAATGCGCTCCGGAACGCGCTGATTATTGCCATATTGTCCTCTACGATGACTTTGGTCGGAGTTTTCGGCACTGGCTTGCTAGGATTGGAGTCCGCAAAACAAGCTACAGTTTCGGCTGAACGGACAAGTTGCAGGGTCGCTGTGGACACCCAGGTGAGCGCAATCCGCGATAAAGCTGATTCGTTCTATAAAGCGCTAGGCAGCATTGTTGCATCTGGCACTGAATCAAAATTTAACAGAGAACAGTTTTCACTGAGACTTGGCAGAGCTATTGAATCTGGATACTCCTTAGGAATATCTGCTTCGAAGGAGTTCGGCGATAAGACACTTACAATGACTAAACTGCTTCGCACGTCATTACAGCTCAAAGATAATGGCGAATTTGAATCCTCCGAGAAAGAGTTCGAGGATGCCAAAGACGCATGGACAAAAGCTTACTTCGAATACATTTCGGAGCTAGAGCAAAAGAAAACTAAATGCTAGATAAAATATTTGCTCGCTCAAAAGCTAGTGGCTCCAGCCTTCTCATTTGATTGAGGGAAAGCGGCGCAAAGTTGCGATCAAGCTGCAGTTCGGTGAAGCGCTCGACGGTAAGCCCGCCCTCCCGGAACAGCTTTGCCCGGACGGGGCCTATAGCTACGTCCTGAAAGGATGGCGGCTGCTGCTGGAGCCAGTGGTAGTAATCGAGACCAGCGCTGACCTGCTGTCCACCATTCGCCCCCACTGAAGCCCGCGTAGCGCCTTTGACGAACATAGCGCTGAGCTTGGTCAGCAGAATGAAGGTGGTTCGGCAATTCGGGTGAAACGGCGGCCTAGGGCCGGAATCCACCGGAAACTTACGCTTATCCATCGAGCGGCATTGCTGGCTGGTCTTGCTGTCCAGGGTCGCCACCATCTGGATCTCTTCGACGATGTCCGTATTGGCCTTGGCCACCTCCATCCTTGCCTGGGACGACACATGCTGAATAGCGGTGTGCACGACCGTGCTGGCATTACGGTTCGTGGTGGCCAGGATGCCGTCCTTGTAGCCGACTGCCTTGGTGCCGCGAATATTGCGGATGATCTGGAAGTTCGTCTGCCCCTCGAAGAAGCCCTGCCGGATCGTGCCGGCGATGCGCTCACGCTCTGCACCTGTCCAGCCCTTGATGAAGGCCTTTAGCAGCTTCCCGCCACCGGTGCCGCGCACGCTGAGCGGGTTGGTCAGTACTGCAGTACGGATTGCAGCTGCAGTCGGCGCGACCACATCGAGCGACACGCCAACCGGTGCCGACCTGGCAAGACTGGTCGCCTCAAACTCGGCCTCGTAGTTGGCAATGTCCACCAAGTCGAGATTCAGTTGCGCGCTGTAGCGGTCGAAGATGCCCAGCAGCAGGCTATCCACCTCCTTCAGCAGCGCTTCCAAGCGCTTCGTGTTGTACTCGGTCAGGTCTGACTGGGTGAGCCGTTCGCGGATCGAGCGGTCGATCTCCTTGAGAAAGGGAGCAAACTTACCCACCTCCCCGGCCTTCAGCTTTTCGAGGAAGACTGCGTGCCGGATCGTGGCGTCAAGGATTGCTTGGTTTGCCGCCATTTGGTTTGTCCTCGTCGTCCAGGTCCAGGCCGTCGCCCTGCTCTTCCAGCTCGCCGTCAATCTGCAGGTCGGTGCGCTCTGGCGCGATCAGACCCAGCTTGCGCAGGTAGGCCCGTAGATCAGCCTTGGCGAAGCCGCCTTGCTGCCACAAGCCAACCAAAGCCGTGATCATCTGCGGATCTGCCGTGAGTTCGACGAACTCCTGATTCACCTGGTAGGCGACCTTCTTGTCTGCAACGCCCATGTAGGCGCAGCACCACATGATTGCCCGGGTGTAGGCCTCGCTGACGTTTGCCACGCAGCCGGCCAGCACTGATGTGGACGCCGACTGATCGCCCCGGGCCTCGGTCGCCGTCTTGGACGACAGAGACGCAACCACCATCCGGGCGCCCAGTTCGATCATCATCTGGTTCTTGTCGGCCATCGCCTCTTTGACCAGCGTGTTCGGCAAGGGCTGCGCGTAACCAAACTGGCCGCCGGCAGGCAGCATCATCGGCGCCCTGGAGCCAACATAAACGCCGTTCTTCTCCATCCAGTCGCGCCACTGCTCATCAAGGCCGCTGATCCACGGCTGAGCCTGACCACACCAGAAGACACTGTCTTCGTAGTCGGCACTGTTCCGGTAATGGCCCAGGTTGATCATGGCGATGTCGTAGAGCGGCGATTCGTCGATGCTTGGGTCGTTGTTCTGCGCGCCCACGAAGGTGAACGGGATCTCCTTGAGGCGACCGGTTACGCCTTCGGGCTTGAACTCGTCGATGACTGCCAGCGGCCCTCCGCCTTTCGGCCCGGACCGACGCCAGACACGGCAGACAAAACCGTCACTCTCGAGCGCCAATTCGCGGTACTGCTCAGCTGTCTTGTAGCCGAAGCCGTCAGGAATCTCCGGAGACTCCCGCAGCACCACCAGCGTCAGCACGCTGTGACCGTTCACCATGCCCGTGCGCCAGTTGATGATGTCCTCGGCGCAGTACGACAGGATCACCGAGTGACCGCCGATGCCGTCATCCTGGTGATAGTCGACGTATAGGCCGTGACGGCCAGCCTCAAGCACCTTCTCAAGCGTGCCTTGTGAGTGCTGGTAAATACTCACCCCGGAGCCGTTGGCGTTGTCCTGCAGGTATTCCAGTTTCTTCGGCACCGTGAGTGTCGGATCCTTATGGAAGGCCAGGCCCAGCAGCCCGTTACGGGTGTGCCCGGTGGCGTTCTTGAACACCGCCCGCTCGCGGTAAGCCCGGTTCCGATCTTCGTTCTCCGGCGACTTGTCGTGCGCGTTGATGTACGGCAGCCGATCGACTACCCGGTGCTGGCCCGCGCAGACGTCGCGAACGGTCGCCCAGCGGTCCAGCACTGCCGTGTATTCCGCCCGCTTGAAGGAGACGTCGTTGCTCATCGGGCGTATCCCATTTTGATAGAAGTGACGATCGCTTTGATCGGATAGCGCTTGGCGATGAAGTAGCCGGCGGCGTCGTTCATATGGTCGTGACCCTTTTTCGGATCTTTGTCCGGCTCGCCCTTGTCGGTGTAGGTCTGTCGCTCCAGGCACAAGGTGAGCTGAGGGCACTGATCGATGTTGACCACCAGTCGTCGCTCGCCGTAGGCGTTCAGGAACATGGCGTTCACCGAGTTCACGCGGTCTTTCACGCCTGGGTTTGTGGAGTCGACGATCACCGTGAATTTTGCTTTCTTCAGCAGCGACAAGTCGGACTCGCTCGCGTTTTTGCTGCTGGTGTTCTGCCCGCTGGCGTCGGGATAGACCGCCACCGAGTGCCCAGGGAACCGTGTCTGGATCTTCTCGATCATCTCCGGTGTATCCCGAACACCGTGAAACTCATCCAGGGCCATTGGCAGATCGTTACGCACGACATAGACCACGGCCGCCATCTTCATGACGTTGAAGTCCATACCGATGTGCAACGCCTCGCCCGGCCTGATTCGCTCGCTGGTTCGGCACTCGTCGCGATTGAACGTGTAGTAGACAACGCCCGCGTAGTTCTCGAAGCCGGCCTCGTACTCTTGCCGGAAGGTGCGCGGATCCATTTTTCGGCGAGCCGCTTCAAGCTCTTCAGGAGGAACGTTGCCACCCTGTAATGACGTGTACTGCCAGCTCTTGTGATCAGGCTCGCCACCTGGCTTGCCGTCCAGGTACGTGTCGTAGCAGTGGTTGAAGCCCTTCGGAGTACCAATTCGAAGCGCATGGCCGCCCTTGCGCACGCCGACGCCCGGAATCGTGTACTGACAGGTAGACAGCATCGGCCTCAGCACTTCTTCCCATGCAGCCCACGGGCAGTCCGCCCATTCATCCACCAGGACGAAGAACAGACCGGAGCCGCGCAGGTTGTCGTAGTTGTCGAGCCCCACCACGCGCATGACGTGGCCGGACTTGAGCGTGATCGAGCATTCCGTCTCGTTCGGGCGGTGTGCACGCCACGCTTCGGGGATGGCCTGCTTCAGCCGACGCCAGAACACGCGCTTGGCCTGCTTGAAGGTCGGTGCGCCGTACCATATCTCGTCCTCGACGCTCACACCCCACTCGGCAGCCAGTCGTGCCGCGCGGCGCATCTCGGCCTTGCCCAGGAACGTCTTGCCGAACCGCCGGCCGCACACCGCATCACGGAAGCGGGCCTCTGGCTGGAACCCCCAGCAGTAAATGTTCGCCTGCTTGGGCGTCAGCTTTACCGGCGGGTCAAAGGTACGGGGTAGCGGGGACATTCTCATCAGGCTCCAAGGTGTACTCAGCAACGGCGTGCGGCTGGTCCGCTTGGGAGCCCAGAGGTTTTTCAGATTCGAGGCGACGATTCACGTAAACATCGCCCACCTCTTTGGCGGCCTGCTCCAGTAGCTGGGCAGTCAGCGCCATGTTCTTCATGTTCTCGGCCTTCTCGGCCATGCGTCCAAGCGCGCGCAGTCGATAGGCACGGTTGGCGATCGGGATCTCAGCGGTTTGTTCGCGAAACCGAGCTCGGGTGTCTTCGAAAAGGGTTCGCCACTTCAGGTGAAGGTTCCGCCCGACGTACTTGGTCGGGTCGTACGCCTCACACTGCTGGCGGGTAACATCGAGGCCATATTCCACTTTGACAGCCGTCACCACCTGGGATGGCGTGTCAAAGCAGGCTAGAGCCTGTACTACAAAGGCTTTCACCTCGTCTCTGAGTGCGGCCATAGATGGGCATCCGTCAAAGTACTGTCAAAGTCAGGCCGACTTGAGCAGACAGGTTCCGCAGGCCCTCGATATATTCAATTTCCCCACCTCAGCAGGACTGTTTGCAGCATCCACCAGAACCTGTACGTTAGGGCTTGCACCGTAGCGGCGGACAACGCCGACGAACTCTTCTACGTCGTGGCCCTGCAGCTTGATCTTCGGTGCACCGTCTTGGGTGAATGCTGGTTGACCATACTTGTCGGTCGCGTGAGCCAGGTGATACAGCTCGTGTTCCAGGAGCGCGCAGAACTCGAGGTCGCTGCACTGGGCGCAGTAGTCGGCAGCCAAGGTGATGATGTAGGCCGGTACCTCGCCGAACCAATCACGCATCTGTTGTTCCATCCGGGCTTTCTGCCAACCGCCGGCGCGGAACGCCACCTGCTCGGCCTGTCCCAGTACTGTCCTGCCCTGCTTCTCGAAGCTCGACGACGCCCACATGACCCGGATGTCTGCATCCAGTAGGTGGGCATGGTCTTCGTTTTGAATGCTGCCTGTGTCGGTGAGTATCTCGCGTTGTATCCACTCCCAGACTTCATGAGCTGGCGCCAAGGTCAGGAAAACTGAATCCAATAGACTGGAAGGCGGGATTGGTCGAATCACGGCCGTGCACTCAAGGTTGAAATTTTAAGGGTTAGCCCCATCTAGAGTTCCTCTACCCAAAACAGGAACCGCTGTGATGATCGATGAAGATGTGCAGGGATTGATCGTGTCGTATGTTGCGGCGAAGCTGGCAGTTGACCAAGAAAGCAAAATCTCAGAATCCAAACTTGAACTCGCAAAAAATGATCAAGCAACGGCATGGGTTGAATTGAGCAAGGCGGGCTTCTCGGGCAAAGCCAAGATTGGAACTGCAGTGGCCCTTTCCCCGAAAGACTTCCGCCCACTTTTGAGTGGCGGCCCGTCAGACTCGCTGATCATGATTAATGCCGATCAGAGCAAGTCTGTTGAAGTTCCTTGCTCGAAGGTTCTTGATCGATACTTATCCCGCTTCCAGTAACGTTCCACCGCCCCAAGCCGCAAACGCGTCGTACCCGTTCAGCGATCCTGAACCCGTTGAGCGGCTGACGCGCCATCAGTCAGCCTGAACAACCGTATCTCTCCGCCGGTGTAGATGTCTCGTTTCATGGCGGCGCGCACAGCGCCCTCTGCGCTTGCCCCCATATCCATTGCCGCCAGGGCATATGCAGCGCCGCTCCCAATGGCATCAGGATTGGTTAGCTCAAGCTCCTGTTTCCAGATACCAGTTTTGTCGTCGTGCCCGACCATCAAAAGCTTACCGCCATCGACGACATAGCCTGCGCACTCCACAGGAACTACCGATGGGGTGCCGAAATAGGCAGCGATCAAAGCCTTCTCGTCGCATACAGCGCCCGACAGGAAGAAGCTGACGCCATCTATCACCTGATACTTTGCCGCGCTGTCGGAAACGATGCGGTCGTTCCTGGTCTGGCGGCCGTCATAGGCGATCACGCCGTCTTTGTAGGCAATGGTCGTCATCGGTGTGCTGCTCCGGCTTGAACTGGTGAAAGGTTAACGGTATTGATAGTGGTAAAATCACAAGGAAGTCCACATGAGTGAAATGAAACAAGCGGTTCCTCTCCGCCCTAAACTCACAATCGCATTTTGGTCTTTTGCTCTTGGAGTGGGATCAACAATCGCGACAGTAGGGATTCACTACGGCCGCCAAGACAGCGACCTCATTAATGCCAGAGAACGAGTAGAAGACTTTAAAAAGACAAACGACGGCCTCAATACTTCACTAAACCAATGGATAGGGGCGTACAACAAGCAGTCAGCAACACTCGCCGCTTCAGAGGAGCGAGTGCGTCAGTTGGAAAACGATCGGTGTACGCCCATCAAATTGGATGTCGACGATATAAGGTCAGATATCAGCTCGGCAATGAAGTACTACCCCGAGAGGGTTGGTTCCCTTGAGGTAATGATGGAGCAATATCAACAGACCTTGCGCGCTTGCTACGCCGCAGCAACCAGTCCCACTCGCACGCCGTAGTAATCCCGCGCCACGATTTGGCACATTAGAAATGTGGCGCGGATTACTTGCTCCGTCGCTCGACACCGCCAAGTACCTTGTCACAGTTCAGGCAGTGCTCGCAGTTCAGCGTGCGGCACAGCCAAGCCTTGACTCGCTGCCAGTACGTGACCATGAAGATGTGCCGGGCACCGGCCATGGCCAGCGCGACATGCAGTGTCAGGCCAGCAGTGGTCGGGCCGAAGAAGATGTTCTGGCTACGTACCGACACAACAAACCCCGTGATGGCGATCGTGGTGTAGATCAGCTTCCCAAGGATGCCGTCTCTCACCTTCCCGCTCAGTACGCACCAGGCTGCCCACAGCGCGATAAGGCCGCAGGCTATGGAGTTGATCAGGTCAAGATTCATGGTGGATTGCCTCCCCCGAACCGCTGGCGAATAAGCGCCCAGAGGTCAGCGGATTTAATGGCTCGATTGATGGCCGCGAGGAGCGAGCCGCCGAAGGCACCCAGCAGGAAGCCGATACCGGCGACGATCTTCGGCTCTGTGACGCCGAGGTAGGTGCTGACCATGCTCGTCAGGTAGATCGAGCAGGCCATGCCAGTGATGAGGAAGATCATCCAGGCACGCCAGTCGTTCAAGTCGTCCTTGTGCCACCAACTGGCGATCACAGCGCCAACAAGGCCCGCAATCAGTAATTCGAACCTGTCGATCTTGTCGAGCAGGCGCTGTAGATACTCCATGCGCTCGACTCCGTGGGGCATGCTTGAAATAGGTCAGCCCCGGCGGCACTCCCTGCTTGGAGCGAAGGGTGTGGCGGGGCCGAAAATGAAAAAGCCCCGGCGAATGCCGAGGCTCTTGGTCGAGTTAAAAAGCGTTGTTCCAGTGATACGTGTAGAAAGTCGGGAGATCACCAGTACCGTGATCTGGATAGAAAACACCACGTGTCGGAACTGCGGTCGGGGTGAAGCCAAATCGAGCCCACCGAGGAACTCCATCTACAACGACAACGTTGCCGTCATCTTGCACCTGCAGGTAAGCGCGATCCGCAGCCCCGTTGATCCAATCACCCTGGGTTGCCCAGGTGCGACTACCTACACGGTCTACCAAAAAGGCAGAGCCTTGCATGTAGAAGCAAGTGACCAAATCTGTATTTGGACGGTTGTCTACATACGTGTAGGGAACGCTGCTATCAGCCACCCAGATTGGAACGCCGTTATCGTAGAGCCGTAGATTTCCATCAGCCTCTAGGATCAGCTTGTATCGTTTGCTTGGAGATTCGAGATACTGCCCCGCCACCAGACAGTTACGCGGAGGTAGGATAGCGGTGCCATTATTGGCGCTGTTAAAAAGGATAATACGAAAGCCACTATGGGACATTTTTTCACCTATTGAATCGAATGATTGATAGCGGAGGATTCCGCATTCATGTCGCTCAAAGGCGATTGCTCGAGGCTCGCGGCCTTCACATGATTCAGCGTTCCACATCGGGAACATTTGATCTGGAGCTCTGTAAACCCACCCGTACGGGCGAGAAGTCTTTTGCAATTACCGCATCTGATTTCTTTCAACATCTGCAAATTCCTTTTGCAATGTCTTTCTCGCGATCAAAAAAAGCCCTGCTGTAGCAGGGCGATTTTCAAAACACGTGGGATAAAACATCGAATCTCTTACCGGTAGCTAATGCTCCCAAATAGTCTGATCATGTTGGGCCGGGGAACGTCATCGGCTGAAGCAGCGGAGTCTTGCACACTGCTATTGCGTGTGCTGCGGCACCTAGTCTGTCGTTCTCCCCAAGGGTAATGTTGTAAGCCTTTGCCATATCAGCACGCACTTCAGTTGCCAGAGCATTCAGAGCAAGAACATCATGTGATCCACTCAAACCACTTGAGTCCAAATTTTTAACGGTAATTGCTGAAGCACCGGCCGCACCGCTGAACGCCGCAATCCAAGTCGCGTTCGCAGCAGCGTTTGCTGCGATCAACGCCGGGGCGACCACTGAGCCCGCGACTAGCCCGCCTATCGCGATCATATTCGTATTCCACGCCCGATCTTCTGCCTTCTTGCTTTTCACTCCTAAGATCTCAAAGCAAGGCTGAAGCATCTCGTCGACTTTTTTGGTCACCTCGAGAATCGTGTAACGGTCATCATTTTTAGCTTTGGCACCTAAACTCGCAGAATCCGGCTCGACTGGTTGACAACCAGAGGTCATGAAAAGAAAAACAGCAATAGAGCTTTTTTTCATCGGGGCAGCCCAACCATTCCGTTGAAAACTCTTAGTCCATTTTCGAAGATGATCAAAAGTGGAAGCCTCGGGGCTTCACCAGCCCAAAGTGCCATCATTACAATAGACAATTTATTGGGTCTTGCACTTCAAATAAAAACCCGGCGCAGCAGCCGGGCTTCTTAAGACATACAGAATCAATTGTCGGGATGCTCGCTCGCTACTGAATCAGCGGCGTCCACATCCGACATATCCTCTTCGAGAGGTGCATCGTCGTCCGGCGGCAGCGGGATCTTGTCCTCATCACGCCTAGGATCGTGCCCTGTCTCGTTATCAGTGCCGCGTGTGACTTCCTGTTGAGAAATGTTGCCTGGCGCACTCTTATCAATGTCCATGCTTGCTCTCCGCTCGTATGCTCGGGATATCCGGGCTTAAACATGTGAGCAAACAGACCGAAGCGAGTGCCGAGCAATGGACGAACGGAGGAAACAAAAAAGCCCAACACTGTGGTTGGGCTTTCTATCCAATCCCCGATAATCGCAGGAATGACAGGATGGGTAGATAATGGATCAATGGTTCATCCGCAGTCAAGCGACTTTTGTCCCAATTAGTCCCTCAGCATCCAAGACGGCCTGTACAGATACCAAGGCTTCATCTACCTCCCGTTCCAGCAACTTTCGAATATCTCTTCTCCACCGCTCCTGGGTCTTGATCGGGTGCGGCTCATCAGACCAGTTGTCCATCTCGTACCAGCCGGACGGGAGCACATTGGTGGAACGCTTGCCGTCTACTCCGGGAAGCTTTGGCAGCGCCCAAGTCACCACGGCGCAGTGCAGGAACCGTTCAGGCGCTGGCGATCGCACAGACCGGGTCAACTCTGCAATTGCGTCGTGCTTGCGCTCCTGGTGCGTCGAGTACTTCGCCACAAGTGCCCGCCAGTGCGCCGGCGTCAGCGCCCTGTGCAGCCGACCGAAAACCCAGCAGTCCTGGAGAAACGCCGCCTCCTTGCCGACGATCTCCCCCTTCTGCTTGGCGCACTGCACTTTGGGCTCGAAGTCGCAGCCGCCGGCGGAACTGATGGTCTCGGCCGCAAGGGCGCGAACTACTGCTGAAACAACGTTGCGATAGGTCATGCTGCAGCCCTCTTCAGTTCTTTGGTCTTTGCCCGGTAGTCGGCGGTCATCGCCTTCAACTCATCCACGGTGTACTTCTTGGCCTCATGAGGGCCTTCCAGCCAGTCGACAGCCTCGGCGCCGATACGCTTCACCAGCTCAATGCGGTAATTCACGATGTTCCCGGAAAGCCGGGTGTTGCATGGCGAACACTGGCGGTGGCAGTTCATCGGCTCGAAGCGCAATGCAGGATTGCTCCCCACGGTCCGATAGTGGCCAGCGTCATACTTGCCCTGGTGGTGCCGGCCGCAGCTGACGCACGGCAGTGCCGCGTCGCGGGCGCGCACCCAGGCGTTAAAGGCCTGCTGTGTGTCTTTGAGGTGATCCGCCCTGCTCTTCAGCCTCTCCTTACGGACCTTGATCTCGCGGCGCTCAACCAGGGCAAGCGACTTACGCGCCTTCGCCTGGTTCACATCCTTAATGGCCAGGCCACACTTGGGGCTGCATACGGCCTGGCCCAGTCGCTGCGGCCGGAAGCTGATGGCGCATGCCGGGTTCTTGCACTTCTTCGGTTTGGGTTGCTTGGCGATCATGCAGCCTCCTTGCTGAGTAGATCAGTGAAAACCACACCTTGGCCTGTGAAATAGGCGGCGATGCGGTCGGTGTAATTGATGCCCTGAGCGCGGTTGAACAGGCTGGTCACAGGGAAGCCATCCGGCCCGAACAAGTGGCACTCGCCCATCATGGCCAGCTTCGTTTCGTAAGGCAGATGACGCATGACCCGGTACCACTCGGCCTGAAAACCGGCATCCTCGTTCAGCAGGATCTGCACGCCGAAGTGCAGCTTGCAGTAACGCCGGGCGTCAGCCGCGTCACCGATCTGGGTCATTTCAGCGATGCGCTTGTACATCCCAAACCACAACCGGTTCTGGTCAAGCGTGCGGTCCTTGCCCGGGCGCAGTGTCACCACGACAAACTTCTTGTCTTTGTACATGGCGCTGATTTTGGTGATGACCTCGGAGAGCTTGGCCTGGCAGTTGACGCTGATTTTGTCGGACATCAGAAACCCTCCTTACCGCGCTGCGATTCCCACTCAAACGGAATGACGATCACCCCGCCCTCTCGAAGGCGATCAATGCAGCGCTCGCCGATGGCGGCCGGCAGCGACTGGCCGTCCAGGTTGGAAACGATGACCGTCGGGCGAAGTTCTTCGTAGCGGCCGTTGATGATTGCGAACAGCGTGGTCAGCTCGAAGTCGCTGGGCTTCTCCTTGCTGACGCCGATCTCGTCCAAGATGAGCAGCGAGGGGCTGATCAGGCTGGCCAGGATCTGGCTTTCGCTCTGGTCGCTGGAGTGGTCGTAGGTCGCACGGATGGCCTGCAGCACGGCGCCGATGGTGCGGTACACCGCCGTTGCACTGGACTTGGCCATGATCTCGTTGGCGATCGCCACGGACAGGTGCGTCTTGCCGGTACCGGGCTTGCCCAGCAGCAACAGGCAGCGGCCAGTCTCGGCGATCTGCGCGAACTCAGCGGCATACCGGCGGCTGGTGTTCAGCGCCTTGCGTTGCTCCGTGGTGGTGGCGACGTAGCCGTCCAGGGTCTTGCTGGCGAAGCGCTTGGGGATCAGCGCGGCACCGAGCTTGCGCTCCATGGACATGCGCAACTCCATCGCCTTGTTGGCCAACTCCGCAGCTTCAGCCTTCTCGCGAATGATCCGGCCGCACTCAGGGCAACCGCTTTTCAGCTCCTTGCCCAGCACCGGAAAAATCTTCTGGTCGTAGTGCCCGTGGGTCTCGCACTCGGCGGGCTGGATGCGGGTGCCCGGCGGCAGTTCAGGGGTTTGCTGGACCGGCTCAGATCGCATAGGAACCGTCCTCACGCTGAATCAGGCCATCGGTGTAGTTGCGCTCGGCAAACCCGGTGTGGCGTGACTGAGGGGCTGGTGCCGGTGCGGACTCAGCCAGGCGCTTGATCACCCACGAAGCCTTGAAACCCTGCCAGCCGGAATTCAGCGCTTCGGTGATTGCGTCCTCTGCAGTAATCCCGGCCTCGGCGCACTTATCCAGCTCGGTGTTCACGGTCGACCAGACGGTGGCGGTCACTGCAGCGCGCTTGGCCTTGCGCTGGGTCAGCCAGTCGGCCAGCAGTTGCTCAGGGACGTTGTGCGGGTTGTCGGCCAACAACTGCGCCATGCCGAACGGAGCCTTACGATCAGGCTTCGGAGGTTCGACTGGCTCCTGGGGCGGATTAATCTCTTTCGAAGAAAGAGTTAATAGGGGTTCTTTCTTTGTATAAAGAAGGGAGTGAGCAGTTTTGGTCTCACTCGCAGATGGTCTCAGTGAGACGATATTGGCTGAGTGAGACGTTTTGGTCTCAGTGAGACGTTGTTGTTTTTCTTCGAAGAAAGACCACTCACGGACTGGCGCGATGCCGATATCCCCACGGCTCCCGCCAACGCGGAAAATTATTCGGCGCTCAAGAAGATGGCTGATCGCCTTCGACGTAACGTCGCGGCGCAAGTTAGTCTGTTTGCCGATATCGTCGGCAGTCAGGCGTTTGGTTTCCAGTTGATAGCCGATGGTCTGGCGTGCAATGGCCATGAGAACGCGCAGTTCACGCGCTGGCAGATCAACCGTAGCCAAAGCCTCCATAAGGCTATTGTCCATACGGGTGAATCCCCGAGGGTTGTGTAACGCAACAATGTTTGGCATGATTTCTCTCGCATAAAGTTGTTGAAGAAGCCGACCTCGTACGTCGGCTTTTTTTTGCCTGGAATTCGGTGCGAAAGCGCCAACCTCCCCGCCCTGCTCCCCATTTCGCCCCTCTCAAACCCCACTGGATAAAACTCCAGCAACTTCAGGTTTCTTACTTCGCAGACCGTCTGGGCCGATACTGGCTACACCGATCAAGTGAGCGCGGGAGTCAGGCGACCGACTGGATGCCTCTTTGGCGCATACACAGCTCGCGAGCCGTTATCTGTCCGCCGGTTAACTCTTCAGCCTTAAATGCTTTTTCAGCGCCCATCGGATGAATCCCGGAAACCCAGTACGAAACCGCGGCCTGCGAGACGTCGAGCGCCAAAGCTGTTTTGGTTTGCCCGCCGAAGAAGTCGACGAGCCTTTCGATAGGGGTCATGAGAGCGCCCTCCTGATAAGTCTGCTTATATCCTAAGTAGAAGGACACTTATTTGCAAGGCAATAAGGGAACTTATAAATTTCAGTTCATGAGCACACTCGCCGAACGAATCAAAACCGCACGCAACCACGCCAAGCTGACGCAGAAGGCTCTCGCCTTAAAAGTGGGTGTTGAGCAGCCGGTAATCTCCCAGCTGGAGACCGGAAAAAACCTTCAAAGCGCACACCTCCCGAAGATCGCGCACGTGTGCGGTGTGAACGCTATTTGGCTCTCGGAAAACACCGGTCCAATGACTGGAGTGAGCGCCTCGGAATCGAACATTTCAGTTGCCGCCCAGCCCACCAAATCATTCCGCTACCCAGTAGTCAGCTGGGTTGCCGCCGGTGCCTGGTCGGAAGCCGTTGAGCCCTACCCGACCGGAATCTCGGACTCGTATGAGTTTTCGGAGTACGACGCCAAAGGCCCCGCTTTCTGGTTGACAGTCAAAGGCGACTCGATGACGGCGCCCGCCGGCCAGAGCATTACCGAGGGCACGCTAATCCTTGTGGACACCGAGGCTGAAGTCGCACCAGGTAAGCTGGTGGTGGCCAAGCTTCCGGACAGCAATGAAGCCACATTCAAGAAGCTGGTCAGCGATGGCGGCAGGCTGTTCCTGAAGCCACTGAACCCGAGCTACCCAATTGAGGCGGTAGACGAGAACTGCCGGATCGTGGGCGTGGTTGTGCAAGCGCTGCAGAAGTTTTACTGATCAAGAGATTTAACTCAATTTTGCAGGACATCTGAAAAGGAAATCGAGATGCGCATGCCCGTAGTTCTAATCTTGGTCGCGGCGCTTTCTGGCTGTGCCGACTCCCATCAGTGGCTACCAAATCAGTCTGGCTCTACTCAGCAGCTCAATCGAACGGACAAGATATACATAGCTACTCCGGTTGATGGTGAATACGGCAACCAGGTGTACAAAGGCTCCGGTCGTAATACAGCGCAAATCCTCTACGCGGCGTTCGCGCGAAGATCGGCAGCAGTAACGGTAGATCCAGAAGCCTCTAGCTATGATCTGGCCTTAGAAAAAGCGAAGCGCAGCGGGCAAGATATCTTGGTTCTTCCGGCTATCCTGCATTGGGAAGATCGCGCAACTGAATGGTCGATGATCCCTGACAAGGTAGAGGTCAAAATAAGCGTAATTCGGGTTTCTTCAGGGGCTGTAATCAGCTCCGGGATCGCGTCAGGTGAAAGCGGTATTGCAACATTTGGCGGGGATCACCCACAGGACTTGCTGCCCGAGCCGGTTGAGACATTCGTCTCATCTTTATACTGAGCCGGCGCCAGCGCCTATCGATTCGGAGAAAGTCCCGTGCCCCTCACCAAGCCAAACCAAGATCTCAAGCGCGACCTGCAAGGCGTCGCCTCCGACCTCAAGTGGTCAGCCGTAGAGCTCATGAGGATTGCGGAGCAGCTGAGCCTGGCGGGGAATGAGGCGGACGCCCAGGCCGTGCTGAAGATGTGCACGGTGCTTCATGCGGACGAGGATCGGCTGGCTGGGTATGCGGACGAGGTGAAGGCGGGGCAGATAAATCGAAGCAAGCCTGAATAGGCGCATAGTTTGGCGCGGAGGGATGCTGTAGCCTCTCGCTTTCGGACGGGCAGCCATAGTCTTAAATAGACAGAATCACGCACGGAAGCAACAATGGAAGACATGAGCAAAGCATCGCTACAAGTCGTTTATGACGGGCCCGCGCTTCAATCGCACGAGATGGAAGTGCGTGATCTTGCGCCCGCCCTTCTGGCTCTCGGGGAGCTTTTCGAAGAGGCAAACGCCACGCTCAACGATGGCCGAACCAAGCTCTCCGTCAGCGTCAAAGGATCATTTAAAACTGGCAGTTTTGGAATTGATCTTGGCGTAACGCAGAGTCTGATTCAGCAAGCCCAGGATCTTTTTGCCGGTAGCCCGGTTACCGCAGCGGCGAATCTGATCGCCCTGCTCGGCTTTACGAGCCTAACAACGAGGGGTGTTTTTCAGCTCATCAAGTGGGTTCGCAATCGAGATATCACAAAAGTTGAAATCCTTAGCGATGGCGTTGTCAGGGTTTTCTGCGATCAGGAGCATTTCGACACCGAGGAAAAGGTGTTAGCGCTGTTCCGAAATTGGAAGCTACGCAAGGCTTTCCAAGACGTAGTGCACAAACCGCTCCAGCGGCCGGGAGTTGATTACTTCGCCGTTCGCGAGCCTGATGGCGATTTCGTAGCGGCATCAGAAACGGAAGCCGAAAACTTCATCGCTCCCGAGCAGGAAGAGGAGCGACTTGATGAGAGTGAGCGAGTGGCCAGCCTTCAGTTGGTGAACATCGCCTTTCGCGACGAAAATAAATGGAGATTCCACGATGGCGCGTCCACGTTCTACGCGTCAATTGTTGATCCAAGTTTCCTTTCGATGATTGAGAGTGGCGATCTGCGATTTGGCAAGGGAGATATCTTAAGGGTTCGCCTAAAGGAAATTAAAACCCTTGTGGGCGATCAGTTGAAGGCCGAGCACCAAGTTTTGGAAGTGCTTGACCATCGCCGCTCTGGCACTCAGCTAAAGCTTCCAATTCAACACCCCGATTGAATCAAGCCCGGCCCAGCGCCGGGCTTCTTGTTTCTGCCCTCCCCGATCTGAATCCCTAGCCCGCCACCGAGCGGGCTTTTCTTCGCCTGCTAAAACCCCTTCTCGTAGCTCATGGTCTACATTAACCAGCGTCGAGTGACCACTCTCCCTTTGAAGCCCGACATTGGCCCGCGGATGCGGGCTTTTTATTTGTTGCGATCTGCACTGGCCCGACGGCCAATTCGGGCATGGTGCATGAGCGCGAATAGCCATCATGGCGCGTAACGGACTGATTTAGAGGAGATTCGCGATTTCCTGATTCTGGCACGCCGTATGCGATATCCATCCAGAAGTCGCCGACGCAGATCGGCAAAAAACACTCCGTGATAGCGAGATTAAAAGATGAACGCCATAGACCTGCTCAAAGCCGACCACGAAAAAGTCAAAGCCATTCTGACTCAGTTAAGCGAATCGACAGATCGCGCGGTGAAGAAGCGCACTGATCTTCTTGATAAATTGGAAATGGAAATCTCAATCCACACTCAGTTGGAAGAGCAAATCCTTTATCCAGCCTTCAAGGCAGCGGGTGGCAAGGAAGAAGCCGAGATGTACTACGAAGCAAAGGAAGAGCACCGCACAGTCGACTCACTGGTTCTGCCCGACCTTAAAGCTACAGACCCTACGACACCGGAATTTGCTGGTCGGGTCAAAGTGGTCAAGGAGCTGCTCGAGCATCACATAGAGGAAGAGGAAACTGACATGTTTCCAAAAGCCAAAAAACTCCTCGGCAAGTCCAAGCTCGATCAGCTCGGCGATCAAATGTTAGAGCTGAAGGCATCATTGAAAAAGAGCCTAAGCGCTTCCAAGCTCGCTGCATGACCTGTGCGTAGTCAGGCGTCCCGGCGCCAGAAAAAAGCCCGGCCCAGTGCCGGGTTTCTTGTATCCAACCCAGCTCCTGGAGAACCCTTTAAGCCCGCTACTCCCCGTCGCGGGCATTTCTTTTTCTGCGATTTGAGTTTCATTATTGCGTTCCGATTAGAGCTAGATCGCTTCAACCTTTCTACATTGAGAAATTTCGGGCAATGCTTGATCGGCAGAGACTTGATTCAGTTGCCATTTCAGCTCAACCGCAACCGCATTGAAGCGGTTTGCCTCCACTCTCCTGCCGCTGGATGTGAGGCTGACGTAAGACGCATTTGAGCTTTTAACGTCAACGACAGCTGTGGTGGTACCGCCCTCAAGATCGGTATTTCCTAAGATGCCAGCTTTCCATTTTTGAGTAATCGTGTGCTCACCTGGTGCTACAGGCACGGCTATGTAGCCACCGTTCTCTAGAGAGGCTACTTGCTTTCCATCCAAGGAAATCAAGGCGGACATTAGGCCCATATCGTAGTTACTGGGCCGGTATACGTAGAGAACACCACGTTGAGAATCCACGTTTTCAAGTGGCGTGAATTTTGGCCCTGTCATAGTGCAGGAGCTGAGGAGCCCCAACCAGAGAAATGCTGAAACCTTCCATACCCGTGTCATAACCGCTCCATTCTGATTAAGCGCTTTATGATCAGCAATGCAGGTCACTCAATCAAACCTTTTATGGTGATTTTGCACACGCCACACTCCCGTCAGGCTTCCCGCCAATGGTGGCTGTACGCCACGAATGGTAAAGTGCGCGCACAATTATGGGAGGGATCCAATGAAAAGATTTGGGACGTTTGCACTCATCGTCGGCGTCTGCTGGCTGATCTTCGCGGTGAGCATGGATGTGTCTGTGCCGACTGGCGCCGGCGGACGGGTGAACAACCTGGGCCTCATGGCGGACCGCCAGGTGCACACGATTGTCGGCGGAGTGATTGCACTGGCCGGCCTGCTCATGATTCTGCTTGGCGGGAAAAGCCAGCCTCTTGTCTCATCGGCAGAGAAAGACACGCGGCCCTGCCCTATGTGTGCCGAGAGCATCAAGACTGCTGCGATCAAGTGCAAGCACTGCGGGGCAGACGTTGAGCCCGCCGCAGCACCAAGGCTGAAAAACGGCTGGGTAGCATCCACGGCGTGCCGTGACGTGGAAGAGCAACAGCAAACAATGGAAGCCATCACCAGCGCCGGACTTCCAGTTGTTTCAATGATTGGCCTGGCCGTGGGCGCAGGTCCATTTGAAACTAAGGAGGAAGCCAAGCAGGCTCTGGCCACTATGCGCGACGGCCCCAGGCTATTCAGCGAAATCGTCTACAGGGATTCGGTCAGCGGAAAGTATCCACCGATTACCGACTGACCCTTCCAACTCCAGAATGCCCGCCATGTGCGGGCTTTTTCATGCCAAACAGAAAGCACGTAGCAAGCCAATATGCATTTATGCATGAAACTTCTTGTCGCCCTATTGCCAACATATGTCAGCGCCAATACTGTACGCACATACAGTATTCGCAAGGAGCGAGGCATGAACCAGGCACCCTACCCCACACCTAAACCGAGAAACTCCTACGAGCTTGTGGGCCACCGCCTGCAACGCTTGATCGCTTCTCCCCAGGTCCAGAGGATTCAGTTGGTGGAGGTATCCAGGCGCGACGATGAAAGCCCTGAAGCCTGGCACCAGGTAATCCAGGATATCGGCGACACCGCAGGCATAAGGATCGAGCATTTGGATGACGGCGCCGTCCGCATCGGCTGGCGCGAGTACTGCGATTCCTAAATGAGCCCGCCAGTGAGCGGGCTTTTTATCGCCCCCAGGAAAATATATAAGCCTGCTTATTGACGCTAAAAATAAGTTGGCTTATATTTCATCTCAAGCCAGCAACGAACATCGCCGGCCAGCAGCGAGAGCTGCGCCGCTCTTTAACAGTCAGCGCAATACAGAAATACCAACAGACCGCATTGCCTCTACCGGCGACCGGCGATCAGACGGGTCAGATAGCCCGCCCACGACAGGAACATCCTGTACGGCTGATCGAGAGCAAAACGCTCGAACCGTGCGAATGACCTGGCAAGCAATGCGCCCCGCGAATCCCAGCGGTAGAAGGGAGACTCAACTGAACAGAATTAGCGGTCCCGATAGCCTCGGCTGGGAACGCCGGACCTCATGCACCCTGCCCCACTCAGCCAGGGCATTCAGAGCTGTAGCGTGCATGTTGTAAGGACCTGTGATCCATGGCGAACAGATGCTGTTTGACGCTGTGAGTAGGAAGCTCGAAGCCCACACCGATGACGACCGGCCTGCCCTGCAATCAGCAGCGGGCAACGGGCCACACCGCTGCCGCAACAACCCCAGCCTGACGCCAGTAGCGAGGTCGGGGGTTTCACCGATAGTCCTTGGCAGCAGGGACTAACGGGAAACCAAACGAGGGTCACCACGATGGAAGCAACAATCATCAACGGTTCATGGAAAGGCCACCTCGGACGTGGCCTAGCGCCGCGAGAACTTCAGTTCCTTCTGTGGATTGCCCAGGGCTTCACCTCGAAAGAGATCGCCCGGGAAGCAGGCATTGAAGCTGGCACCGTCAAAAAGCGCCTAACCAATGCGATGTTCAAGCTGGGCGTTACGAAGCGTACTGCTTTGGTGGCTGAGGCCATGAAGCGCCAGATCATCACGCCGGTTTGTATTGTGCTGGCGGCGCTGATCGCAATGCACTCGATGATCAGTGACGACTCACTGCGTCGTGATCGCCGGGCGCCGGAAAGGCGAATGGCTCAGATGCGGACGGTGCGCAGGGCGGAATGCGCCGAGCTGTTCTCCTGATAGGTACGCAACAAACCCAGGCCGTCGCCAGTAGCGTGCCTGGGCACCCTTCCCCACCTCTATTACGTCAGCACTCCTCCCCCGCGCCCATCGGCAACCAGCGGGAGGCATGAGTGTTGACGAATACAGGTGAACAACCCGCCACCTTGGAGGCGACCATGAACGCAGCATTGAATATTTGCCAGGAGCGTTACGACGCTCAGTTGCCTCCAGAGGTCAGCGAGAGCGACGAGGTGACTGACTGGCTTGAGCATTCGGCGGAGCGCCTGGTTTGCGGCGTCGACATCAAGTGGAAGCGCCGCTACGGCCAGCCGCAGGTCGTGACGTTCGACCGGTTCTGCACGGTCCTGCAAGGCCACTTGAACCAGCGCCAGATAGACGGCCTGGATCAGCGCGATTCGTTTGCCCGCCTGCTGCTGTCGGCGATGCTCGGCAGCCAGAGCGATGCCCGGTCCCACGCCGCGGACCTGCTGGGCCAGCAACGCCCGATTGAAGCGGTCGAGAAGATCGCTGTAGCGCTGCTGCGGCCCTACGCCGAAGACGCTGTAGCAGCGGAACGGGAAGATCGCGAAGACGACGTGGATGCCGATGTATGAGCCCGCACATCCTGATCGATGAGGCGCTTGAATGCCTTGAGCACCCTGCCAGCGAGCCGGGCGCCCAGGTGGTCGTGCAACGAATGATCACGAACATGCTCACCGGCGATGCAATCACCGTCGAAGAATTCAACCACTACTGCCAGCGCCTGCTGAAGATCACCAGGCAGCGCAAGGAGGCCGCATGACCACCGCACCGGTTAAATCGCTTATCGACGAGCAGCTCGAAGACATCAGCGCTCACAACCTGCGTGAAGCCTACAGCCTTGCCGAGCGCCGTGGCTTCTACGGTGCACCGGTAGAGCAATACGCAGAACCTGGCTACGGCGGTCGCGTCCTCCAGGTCCTGCGCTACCGAGTTGAGCGGCAGAGCTGATCAGCCTTTGCCTTTGTTCTTGTTCTTCGCACTGCCCTGCCGCGCTTTGAATTTCGGATTGGATTTACAGATCACGTAGATTCGGCCACGGCGCATAACGATCTGACAGTCGCGGTGACGGTTTTTCGCTTCTTTGAGTGAGGACAGCACTTTCATAGGTGAGGCTCCTTGCGTTGAGTTGATATGTTATTACGTATCTTTAATACGAATAAGAACGTTTATCAACTCTTATTTCCCCTACCCTTTACATCGCTGCGAGCATCGCGGCAAGGATTCCCCATGTCCGCAGTAATGAAGCAGGACGACAACACGCCTGCGATGTCGGAGGCCGCGCTCGTTGAAGTGCTGAGCAGCAGCCTCTACCCCGGTGCAGAAAAGAACTCAGTCGTGATGGTGTTGGCTTACTGCCAGGCCGCGCACCTGGACCCAATGTTGAAGCCGGTGCACATCGTCCCAATCTGGAACTCGAAGACTAAAAAGATGCAGGACACGGTGATGCCTGGCATCGGTCTGTACCGCATCCAGGCGGCGCGCACCGGCCAGTACGCCGGAATCAGCGAGCCGGAATATGGCCCTCCAGTAACGGCGAAGCTGAGCGGCGTAGAAGTCACGTATCCCGAATGGTGCCGCGTGACCGTCAAGCGGCAGATGAGCAACGGCCTGGTTGCCGAATACACGGCCAATGAACGCTGGCTCGAAAACTACGCGACGTCGAGCAAGGACACTGCGGCGCCCAACGCCATGTGGAAGCGCCGGGCATTTGCCCAACTGGCCAAGTGCGCCGAGGCGCAGGCACTGCGCAAAGCATTCCCCGAAGTCGGATCTGCTCCAACGGCAGACGAGATGGAAGGAAAGACATTCGAGGAAGCCGCCAAAGACGTCTCGCCGGCGCGGCAGCCCCCACCGGAATCGGACGCCAAGCCTGCCTATCCCGACGAGCTGCTGGCTGAAAACATCGAGAAGTGGCAGCCACTGATCGACGCCGGTCGTACCAGTCCGGAACACATTATTTCCAACGTCATCAGCAAGTACTCATTGCGCGATGACCAGATCGAAACCATCACCAACCTCAAAGCCCTCGATGGAGATGCAGCATGAAAATTCACAACGTAGCTCAAGGCTCCGCCGAGTGGCTTGCCCTCCGCGCCAAATACCGCACCGCCTCCGAAGCCCCGGCAATGATGGGCGCCTCGAAGTACCAAACCCGCACAGACCTGCTGGCAGCCAAAAAGACCGGCATCACGCCCGATGTCACGCCGTCTCAGCAGTTCATCTTCGACAAGGGCCACGCTACTGAAGCCCTGGCCCGCCCACTGACTGAAGCGTTGATCGGCGAAGAGCTGTATCCGATCGTCGCGACCGAGGGCAACCTGCTGGCTTCCATGGACGGCGCCACGATGCTCGGCGAGACCCTGTTCGAACACAAGCTGTGGAATGAGTCGGTCGTGGCCCAGGTGAAAGCCGGCGATCTGGCTCCGCACTACTACTGGCAGCTTGAGCAGCAACTGCTGGTGAGCGGCGCTGAGCGGGTCATCTTTGTTTGCTCGGACGGCACGCCGGAGAACTTCGTGCACATGGAGTACCGGCCCGTCGCCGGCCGCGCGGCCCAGTTGATCGAAGGATGGAAGCAGTTCGAGGCAGACCTGGCCAACTTCGAGATGGCCGACGCTCCTTCAATCGTCGTCGGCAAGGCACCTGATGAGCTGCCAGCCCTACGCATCGAGCTGACCGGCATGGTGACTGCCAGCAACCTGAAGGTATTTGAAGACTCGGCCCTGGCCGTCATCGATTCGGTGAAAACCACACTCTCCACCGACCAGGACTTCGCTGATGCGAAGAAGGCAGTCAAATGGTGCGGCGATGTTGAAGAGGCTGTTGCCGTCGCCAAGAAGCAGGCCCTGTCGCAGACCCAAAGCATCGACGAGCTGTTTTCGTCATTGGATCGCATCAGTGCCCATGCTCGCGAGACTCGCCTGAAAGTCGACAAGCTGGTGAAGGCTCAAGAGCTGCTGGTGAAAACCTACATCAAGCAAAAAGCCGAGCTGGTGTTGGCGGATCACATCGCCGCAATCAACAAGACCCTTGGCAAAGTCACGCTGCCCCATGTCGTTTCGGACTTCGCCGGCGCCATGAAGAACAAGCGCACCATCGCCAGCCTCCAGGACGCAGTTGATACCGAACTGGCCCGGGCGAAGATCGATGCAAGTCAGGCTGCTGACGGCATCCGCTTGAACCTGACCAGCCTGGCGGAGCTCGCCGTTGATTACGCCTTCCTGTTCAACGACGTGCAGCAGCTGGTCACCAAGGCCAATGATGACCTGGTGACGCTGATCAAATTCCGAATATCCGAACACCAGAAGGCGGAGCAGGCAAAGGCCGACGCGAAGCGCATCGCCGAAGAGCAGGAAGCCGAGCGCTTAGCGGCCATCAAGCCAGAGCCGGTCGTGGAGAAAGTGGCGACACCAGAGCCTATCCGAACCAATCCGGTCCAGGCGGCGGCCACCGTCGGCCAGGCCACCAAGCCTGTGACGAGCCACACGGTGGAGCAGGTAGCGCTGCAGGCCAACGTGACGGACTTCGAGGCACTGATCAAGGCAGTGGCATATGGTCAGGCGCCGATCACGCTACTCCTGGTCAACTGGGAAGCGCTCGACGCAATGGTCGCAGCCCAGGGTTCAGCCTTCAGCATGGCCGGGGTGACACTCAGCAAGGCGACAGCATGAGATGGGACGCCCACAAGGCTGCTGAGCCGGAGGTAGCCGCCGCCCTTCCCCGTTACGTCGATGCAGGCATTCTTGCCGCATCGAAGGCTCTCGGAAGGTCCACGCGCTCACTTAACCGGATCGCGGCAGAGCATGGCATCGAGTTCGCAACCTGCACCGCCAAGACGATGGAGTCGCGACGGCGGGCCCGGGCTTCATTGATCGCTCAGGTCAAAGCGTTGGCTGAGTCACACTCCCACCAGGCAGAGATCTGTTCTGCCTTGGGTATCACCCGTGCGGCACTGCGCGAGATCGCTGAGATTAATCACATCAACATCGACAATCGTTCAAGAGGTGCCCGGAATGCATCCGACACTTGAAGTACACAATCAGGAACAGGCGAATCTGGAGACGGCGAAGGCTGCCTTCTTCGCTTCTGGCGGAACGGCCCAGTTCATCCGGCCAGGTGTTGGCAAGGACAGCCCAGGGATATCGCACGAGCCGAAGCGGCCATACGGCTACGCGCGCATTGCCCCGAAATCGAAGCGCGGCCGAGTCATCAACACGGACCACGAAGTGATGATCTGTGCCCAGCTCGTGGAGTGCAGAAAGGCTGGTATGACCCGGTACAAGGCAAGTAAGCACGTCGGCATCAGTGAGACGCTTTGTCGACGCCTGATTGCTGATCACTCGCTCGACTTTCCGAAGGCTGGCTGATGCGTCGTGTATCCAGACCCCAACAACGCAAACGTCAAACCTGGCTCGCACTGCCGGCCAGCGGAATAGAAGAGGTAGGCCATGGCTGCGGTACCGCAGAAAAAACGCTCCGAGAAAACTGCCAAGAAGCGCGTGGCGAATGCCGAAGAGGAGTTGAGGCCCCGGCACCCGTCAGGCATTGGCCGACCTGATGGAGTGGTCAGGCATTACTGAGCAGGGCGAGGCGATGACGCTGATGATTCATAACCTGCATGCACTTGGATCTAGCGGAGCATTACCGCTGCTAGAGCTTCCGCGCCACGAAATCACCTTGTCTGAAGACGTGGCGCAAGAATTTCATCGAAAAAGCCTGAGGATGATTCAGCAGGACCCGGGCGACGATATATTTACCTCTCTAGTAGCTGCAGCTAAACCGCTCTGAATATGCGCTCAACTTCATCCGCCAGATCTCTTTCCTGTTGGGAGATTTGGTTAGCGTCTCCATAGCTATGGATTTTTCGATTGATCGACAGCAATGCTTTTTTTTCAATGTCACTGATCGAATGCCCTTTAGCTTTTAGGCTTTCAAGGATCGCAGTAACGATCTTCTCTAACGCTTCCGTTGTGTTGTTGGAGCTCATAGTTAGCCCTCCTAGCTAAGTGTTGGGCCTAACATCAAACACTATCCCGAATTAATTTGCCACCACCGGCCACCGGAGGGCGGCGCCTGACTGGAGACAATCCATGGGCAAGCCAAAAGTCGATCCGGCATCGCGTAAGGTGCTGGCCTACTCCGTAGAGACCAACGACCCAGAAGAATCCAACATCCAGTTCGCCACCTCGAATGCAGCCGCTCGACGCCAGGGTGCAGACGAGATTGGCACAGACTTCGGCGCAGTGTCCTGCCGGCGCGCGCATTGGGCTGACCAGTATGCCGGCCAACGCTTAATCCCGGCGAAGGCTTACATCGATGCCGGCTGGTGGTTCGGCTGCAACCATTGCGGCGCCCGGTGCGACAGTGATGCCAGCTACTGGGATGAAGAAACCGAAACCGATATCGCACTGGACCTGGTGTTCGATGGCCGCGTGGTCTATTGCTCTGCGGACTGCAAGACTGGGCACGAAGCCGAGGTCTCGGCACGCAATGCAAGATTCGAAGAATTCAAGGTTCGGGTAGCAGCAGAGCGCCCCGGCGTTACCTTCACCGAGTTTACCGGTGGTTATCCATGGTGCGGCAACAAAGGGCTGTTCACTTTCCCTGGCGCCCAGTACGGCGGCTCGGTCACTGACACGGAAAAAGGCGAGGAACTGAAGTGGTACGTAGCCCAAGGCGATAAAGCAGCCTGGGACCACTTCATCGCCGAATAACCAGCCGCCTGAGCCACCACCCTTATCGGCTTTGAGCGAATGACTCACCAGAAAATAATCTGAAAGAAATGAGTGTCTTGTTCAGAAATTTAGCGATTTCCTCAGCCTGCTCCATGCTCGTCCCAGGCGGCAACTCAAAAACCGGAGGGTTATCGGGCAGACCGTCAACTGAGTCTTGAAACCACATTTGTAAATTGGGCTGCACAGGATCTAGCTCACCAATGGTGAATTTGATACGGGTCTTCTGGCTCATATCTGCCTCCTTGATCCGGCCCCATGCCGGTCACCCGTAATACCCCATATCACTAGACAGCGCCAGATGGCGGCAAGTGAGATGCGAGTGCTTTGTATGCTTCAGAGAAGTACCCCCTGAATCGCGGATCACCAGAAAACTTCACGCGGTAGTCTGCAATCTCTGGCTCATCCGTCATTTCAAATGTACTGAGAAAGGCATCCTGCTCAGAAATTAGTATCTCGGGCTGGTAGTAATCCTCAAATTGGCTGCCAGTGATATCTATCTGTAACGGTCCAAGTTTTAGCCAGACGTGAGAGCCAAGCTCGCCTCTTTGGCCACCACGTGCCCCAGAGATTCTAAGAGCACCTGGAAGCCCCTTGTCCGTTAGGTATGTTGCCAACAAGGCAGATGAGTCATCACAGCATCCTGCTGGAAACCTCTTACTAATCGATATCTGGAAAAAGAAACCGCTCTTCACCAATTCGTGAAGTGCGGACCTGAAGGTTTTCACCTCTTTAAGCAGTTCATTTCGATCCATCTGACATCTCCATTTCGAATCGCTCCGAATATACCTGCGAGGATCCCCTATGTCCGCACAACGACCAAGAATCGTTTGTCAGTTCAGTTGCGGCGCCGCCTCGGCGGTGGCTACCAAGCTGGCACTTGCGCAATACGGCGCGACGCACGACGTGCAGATCATCAATGCGTTTCTGGCAAACGAGCATGAAGACAACCGGCGGTTCTTGCTGGACTGCCAGAAGTGGTTCGGTCAGGAAGTCGTGCAGCTGCGCGACGAAAAGTACGGCGCAGACATCATTCAAGTTTTCCTGCGCGAGCGTTTCATGAAGGGCCGCACCGGTGCTCCCTGCACCAAGTTACTGAAACGCCGTCTGCTAGATGCATGGAAACAACCGGGCGACATCATGGTGTTCGGCTACACCGCCGAAGAGGTTGACCGCCTGGATGACTTCCGGGATCGAAACCCTGATCGTCCTGTTATTGCCCCGCTGATTGATGCGGGTCTCGGTAAGGATGATTGCAAGGCGATGATCCTGCGCGCCGGGATAGAGCTACCCTATATGTACCTTAAGGGATATGACAACGCTAACTGCATCGGCTGCGTAAAGGGTGGCGAGGGCTATTACCGGGCGATTCGCGAGGACTTCCCTGAGCAATTCGAAGAGCTTTGCAAGGTTCAAGACGAGCTTGGCCCAGGCAGCTACCTGCACCGTAACCGCAAAACGAACGAGCGGTTTTCGTTGCGCGACCTTGGCGATGGTCCTGTACGTCGCAACGAAAAACTTCCAGCCTGCTCTTTCTTTTGTGAGATTGCAGAATCGGAACTAAATCAGTCATTCGTCTAAACTATCGACATCCTCACCATTACCATACTTTTCCTCGCCAGTTGGCATTGGAGCACCTCTATTAGAAGCCTTATGGCAAATTCGGCTGGCGACTATCAGCAAATCTCTAGCCTCGTAGATAGATGTGGCAATCTGCCCATGCCAGAACACCTTCTGCATCATCGGAACGTTCTCCCATCCAACTGAATTTATTCTATCCACCAAAACATCGATACTTTCAATACAGCTCAGTGCTCTCGCTATTCGATGGGCACAGTTCTGTTCCAGACATGCCATTCGCACAAGACTCTCATGCGCGATGCTGCTTGCTAGCCGACCAAGAAAAACTAATTTCTCTAGCAAGTCCACTTTGACGTCATGATTTTCCTTAAATAAAAACGTGGCCTGAATCGAGTCTAGTTCTCTAACAAGAGATTCGAGAAGCGGAGAGACTCGGGCGGCCTCCAATTCCGCTATTACAACATCAGATTTAATCATCCGATTTTCTGTTTTGTGAGAAATCAACATTGCAACGGCAACAGCGCCCACAGTTCCAACAGCTGAAAAAAAGCTCAGCATTAATGTAAGAAATTGGCTATCTAGTGCCTTATCAAAAATCTGGAAGAAAATTCCACCGGCAATAAATAGACCAAAGCAACCGCCAAAAACGACTCTGTCGATTTTCATAAATAACTCATCTATTTTCGACGAACTATACCCGCGAGATATCCCTATGCCCACAGAAAACCTACAGGGCTGCGCCAGCAATCAGTGTTGACCCTACCTCACGCCCAGCAACTTGCGCCAGGCCACGGTCAACATAGGTTCGGTCAACGGCAACAACCGGCACCACCACCTCACCAGCTCGCTTTACCTCGACGTTGATACGCCAGGTCTACCGGCCTTCCTCGTCCATGTCGCACTCCAAGTAGTTCCAAACCTGAAAGCCTTCGATCTCATCGTAAATATCGTGCTTTGTCATGGTCCAGCCCATTTAGAGGAAGGGGCCATCGTAGCACCACACCCCGGGCGTGACCCCGCAAGGACTTCCTATGCTCACAGCAATCGACTTGTTTTCTGGTTTCGGCGGATGGACCCGCGGCGGGAAAGACGCCGGGCTCAACGTCCTCTGGGCAGCCAACCACTGGCCATCCGCTGTGGAGTGGCACACCAAGAACAACCCGGAAACTCTGCATGTGTGTCAAGACCTGCACCAGGCTGACTGGTCGCAGGTGCCAAAGCATGACGTGATGCTGGCCTCTCCGTGCTGCCAGGGCCACACAAAGGCGCGCGGCAAGGCGTCAGGCAACCCACAGCACGACAACTCGCGCTCAACGGCCTGGGCGCCGGTTGCGAACGCTGAAGTAAACCGTCCCGACTTCGCCATCATCGAAAACGTGCCGGAGTTCATGGACTGGATCCTATACCCGGCATGGGCGGATGCGATGCAGCGCCTGGGTTACTCGCTGGCACCGCATATCGTGGACTGTGCAGACCTCGGCGTGCCTCAGCATCGTGTGAGACTGTTCATGGTCTGCTCCCGCAGCAAGGCGCCGCTCCACCTGCAGCTCCAGCAGCACCAACATGTGCCCGCCAGCAAGATCATCGACTTCGATGCCGGCAAGTGGTCGCAGATCATAAAGCCAGGCCGCGCCGAATCCACGCTGACCCGTGTGAAGAATGGCCGAGAGCGATTCGGCGAACGGTTCGTGATGCCCTACTACGGTTCAGGGTCTGGCCTCACCGGCCGAAGCCTGGACCGCCCGATCGGGACTATAACCACATTGGATCGCTGGGCAGTGGTCGACGGCGACCGGATGCGCATGATTACCGCCGACGAGGCCATGGCTGCACAGTCCTTTCCAAAAGACACGCTGCGCCCAGATAACCACCGGCTAACCATGCACATGACTGGCAACGCGGTACCGCCGTTGGCCGGACAGCGAATCCTCGAAGCTCTGAAGGTCGCAGCTTAATTGACCGTCTTTATCACATCGCTGGTCTAGCAGCGTCCATCAGACTTTGCCGATTTTCAAAGTAGCCAGTCAAAAACTCAGAGCGCTTTGCCTTCATGGTCGCGGTAGCAGCCCTTACAGCCTCAACGCTTTCTGCAGATGCTAGCTGGTCATATGAGCGGGCCAAACACATGACCGTATATGCAAGCTCCCGATTCAAAAACGGCTGCAGCACCGCGGACTCTATATTCACCTTCTCAGCGATAACCCGAATCTTTTCCATTTCAAATTGCGGGTCTTGAGTAAGCCTATCCAACTGCTCAATCGCTGAGAAAAAAGCAGCTGACCTTTCTGCTTGCTGTGTCATTAGGGCAAGCGAACTTGAGGCATTCACGCTGAGCCTTGCCTGTTGCATTTGTAGCTGAGACGTATGAATCAAAGTCCGTCGATTCACTACAGAAACACCGATCGTGCCTAGCAAAGCAAGTACAGAACCAACAAAAGCAATCCAAGAGCCATCCATTCCTTTATCGCCTCGCGCAGTGATTTAGCTTCCATCGAGAGATATTTGCATGCCTAACGAGAAACGCCAAACGATCTAACTCAGCGGCCCCATGACCGGCCTGCCCGGCCTCAACTTCGCCGCCTTCCACGCCATGACCTCCAACCTGCGCGCCGGCGGCCACACCGTCACCAACCCCGCCGAACTAAACCCCGACGGAGGTACCTGGAACGACTGCATGCGCCGCGACATTGTGACGTTTCAGCCTTCCAATCGGTTGATCTAAACTATCACGCTGCTTATTACGGATAATCGTTAATTGTTTGTTTTACCTGACCCTGGCCCTGGTCGGAGCGAAGATAACTTACTGAAGGTATGCTTGATTTCGCTCCTTCCAACATTTGCATTAACGGGCTACCAATAATGCCCTCCTTATTTCCAATCACCAATATTGTTACAGTTTCACCTGGCAACAACCTCGAAAACTCTATTCGGGCGTGATCGAACAAAATTGGTTCTTTGTCCGTAGTGATCACATTAGCTACAGCAGGCATCACAACTACACGATCACCAAGCCTAACATTCAAGCCAAGTTCGACATTGGTTGCGTTCCCCCGACCAGTATTCTTAAGGGTATATGTACCGTTTGAAAGTTTTGCCTTTAACGCACTACCAGAGCCTGAAACCATAAGATCAGGCGCCGTATAGAAGCTAGTGAGCAGCGGAAAAGAAATCACCATTTGAGTAACGCTAACAGCGATTGCTACCCATGCAACAAACAGCGGCGAGCTCAATGATTTAGGGAGACTTTTGAAGCCCATATTTGCAAAACACCAATTTAATTCGAGGAATTTTTCATCAATGGCAAGCATACAAGAAAGATCCATTCTTTTCTCGGCGCCGATGGTGCGCGCCATCCTCGAAGGCAGAAAGACAGTCACGCGGCGGGCAGTTAAAGGCTCCGGCCTAAACTTCCTCGCCGACTTCACGCCTGAATACGTCGCCCTGCCAGAGAATCACTTCTGCCCCCACGGCAAGCCCGGCGACAGGCTGTGGGTGCGAGAAGCGTGGGCGCGGGTCGGTATTGCCCAGGCACCGGATCAGCAGTGGGTGGTTTATCGGGAGAGCGACAACCGAACCGACTACGGCGGTCCATGGAAACCCAGCATCCACATGCCCCGCTGGGCCAGCCGCATCCTGCTGGAGATCACCGACGTGCGCGTCGAGCGGTTGCAGGACATCAGCGACGAGCAGGCGCAGGCCGAGGGAATAATCCCGGTACCGAAAACCAAGGAAGGCTCACATCAGTTCTGGCGTGACTACCACCTTAGCGGCGACGGCACTTTCTGCGTGCGCACTCCCAAGGAGTCGTTCAAGTCGCTCTGGTGTCACGTCGCCGGCGGCTCATTCCCAAAAGGCGAGGCTGCGTACAAGGCATCGCCGCATAGCTGGGACGCCAACCCGTGGGTCTGGGTGGTCGAGTTCAAGCGGGTGACGCCATGATCGCCACCCTCTGGTTCGCCTACGTCTTCATCTACAAGGGGCCAAGTCCATGATTAACGGCAACCATGCAAAAACTTTTGCGTTGCACAACCCCTCTCATATATCTCTCCTCTTGATTTCAGGCGTCAAGGCGCGAATTGAGTCCAACTCTTTTTCTTCAGTAATGCAGTGTCGAGTGGCAATATTTAGCAAAGTAAAAAGGGACAGGGCAACTTCAGGAGTGTCATTAAGATTTAAAGTACCAGGATGAACGGATTCATTTCCAAAAATACGGATAGTATCAAACGCCTTCAAAACTCTTGAGGGAAGACCTTTTTCAACCAGCTCTCCAATCTGTTTGTGAATATCTCCTTTCTTTCCAAGTAGCTCTTGGCACAGCTTTTGAACGCAAAGCCTAAGCAAAGCGGCAGATGCGCGCGGCGAGTATTTATATACTTGGCGTGCCTCTTCAAAGTCAACCTTTATACTATCTGGCATATCCGCCTCAGCCATGGGGGCGATGCATGCGTCTGGATAAATAAGCTTATCCTTCGGATTCAAGAGAGTTCCTAGCGTTTTCGTTGCCGAGTTAGATTTATCCTCTCCCAACCAGACACTCGGCTGTTTGCAGCCATGACAAACGGAAAGACTTACCGGCGAATACTCATTTGGAGTCAGCAGTAGGTGATTCCATTTCATAGCTGAAAAGGTACCGCAACGAGGGCAGGTAAAGCTGTCCGAGCGATATACCGGCGCTGTGTAGTTACGACTCATAATTCTATTCTCGTAGATTTAACCCTTGAATCTTAGAGAGTTCTTGAGAGTTCAGCCAGACGTATATCGAAATAGTGGTTTTGGGCCGTTAACCTCAGATCGTGTAATTGTTGTGTCGGTACTCCGCCCATTTTAATCCCCCTACATGCCTGCCGGTGAGCTACATCAAGGCAGCTGGCTGTCGACCCATCGCTCAGCAGCAGACACCGCGTCATCAATGGCGGCCGGGTAGTCGGGCCAGGGTCCCGTCAGTTCGGCAGCGACTTCACCAAGGCCATGGATGGGCGCCTGCTCAATAATCTTAGCAGCGACCGGAGCATCGTCATTTGGGCGCCGCCAGACGAATTTGAGAAACATCGTTTGGCCGCGGTAAGCGTGCGCAATTGGCGCATCTAGTTGATGAGGCACGCGCCCTCCTGGCGACTGGGTGGGTTAAAAACCCGTTTTACACCAATCCATACAACACAGAAATCTAGGCATAACGCCACTACTCCATCCCCCTACATGCCTGCCAGTGAGCGGCGGGCGAGGTATTCCTATGTCCGAATTAACCTACGAACAGAAACTGGTCGATTACGCGACAGCGCCGAAAGCCACTGCGGGAATCATCAGCCAGATCGAGAATGGCCACTTCGTCAATCACTGGTGCGGAAAGCTGCGCGGTGAGTTCGTGCAAACCGGACTCACCTGGAAGGCATCCACTAAGCAGCAGGCGCTGGAATCAGCGCGACTGTTCCGGCAGCAATGCTGGGACGAAGCAAAAGCCAAAGGCCTTCTCCCCGTCTAACCCACCTTCTGCCGCCCAGCGCGGCAAGGACACCCCATGTTCGCAACAAAACTCACCCTGATCATGCTGGGCCTGGTGCTGTACGTTTCAGCCAGCATCTGCTGGTTCTTCTGGATCGGCCCCGGCCTGCTCATGGATGGCGAAACGGCCGACCTCATCGGCGCCTTTGCCGGCACCTGCACCTGGTTGCTGATCACCTTCAGCCTGGTCATTCAGATCATCAAGACAGCGCGGCCCGCGGCGGCCGGCCGGAGGTAGGTATGCAAGCAGAGATCCTGTCGGACGATGAGCTCGCCGACCTGACTGGTTACAAGCACCGTTCGCACCAGCGCAAGTGGCTGAAAGACCGGAACTGGGTGTTCATCGAGAGCCGTGGCGGCCGGCCGCTGGTTGGCCGGATGTTCGCCCGCATGAAGCTGGGCATGGTGAACGCCACAATCGCAGACCCTAACCCTCCGCCGGCGCGCCAGCCTTGGACGCCTGACTTCTCCAAGGTGAACTGATATGCGCCCCCGAAACACGGAAAACAGGGACTTGCCGCCAGGAATGGTACGCCGTAAGCGCCCAAGGAAAAATGGCAAGGTCTGGATCGGCTACTACTATCGTGACTCTGCGGGAAAAGAGATTCCGCTTGGAACTGACCTGAGCAAAGCCCGGCTGAAGTGGGCCGAACTGGAGGCCAAAGAAAAGCCGGCCGACCTGACAAAAATGAAGGGCATCTTCGACCGATATGTGCGCGACGTCATCCCAAAAAAGGGGGAGCGAACACAGAAGGACAACATGGCCGAACTGAAGCAGCTTCGTCCTACGTTTGATGAGGCGCCCATCGACTCAATCACGCCGTTCAACATCGCCGGTTACCGTGATGCCCGCTCAGCGAAGGTTCGTGCCAACCGCGAGATCGCGCTCCTGTCCCACGTTTTCAACATGGCCAGGGAGTGGGGGCTCACGGAGCGGGAGAACCCTTGCCAGGGCATCAGAAAGAACAAGGAGGCGCCGCGCGATTACTACGCCAACGCGGCTGTCTGGGATGCCGTCTACGCGGTCGCCGAACAAGAACTCAAGGAAGCCATGGACCTGGGCTATTTGACCGGGCAGCGGCCTGCTGACGTGTTGATCATGCGTAGTGACGATACCGAGGGTGACTTCTTCCTGGTGACACAGGGCAAGACCGGGCAGAAGCTCCGAATCCTGATGCGTACCGATGCAGGGGAAAATAGCTTGGGGAGATTGGTCAGGGAGATTGGTGAAAGGAATGTCGGGCATCCATCCAGGTACCTGTTGATCAACAGACACGGAAAGCGGATGACGAAGGGGATGTTGCGCTTGCGCTGGGACAGGGCGCGAGAGAAAGCAAAGCAGAACGCCATCGAACAAGGCGACCCGCTGCTCGCGGCCAAGATTGGAGGGTTTCAGTTCCGCGACATCCGGCCAAAGGCCGCGTCGGAGATCATCGATATCGGGGATGCCAGCCTGCTGCTCGGCCACAGCAAACAGGAGATCACCAAGCGGGTTTACAGGAGGATCGGTGCGACCGCGAAACCGTCCAAATAG